TGCCTTCTCCGTTGCGAAGAAGGGGAGTCCTTTGTCGACTACACTCACGGTGTTCCTTGGTTCCACCGGATACTCGGCCTTTCCGCGCAGTACCTCGATGTTGCGACAGCAATCATAAGGAAAAAACTTTCCGAGCTTCCGACCGTAAAGAACGTGGTCCAGGTTGCGCTCGACGTCAAAGGCCGTAATGTCGGCGGCACGTTCAAGGTGCAGGCGAAGGATGGAAATGTGACTACTGGAGAATTCTGAATATGGCTATCGGAGTAATTCTTGACGAAAACGGAATTTCCGTAAAGAGCTACCGCGAAATACGCGAGGAGCTTGAAAAGGGCATGCAGGGTATTTTCGGTAGCGAGATCATCCTTGACCCCAGTTCTCCAGACGGGCAACTGATCGACCTTTTCGGGTACGCGTACGACGAAGTGAAGGAAGCGCTTCAGGGTGCCGTTTCAAACCTCGACATCGCGAGCGCACAGGGCGTATTCCTCGACAATCTTGCGACTTTGAAGGGCGTGAAGAGGGACGAAGGCGAAAGCGACGATTCGCTCAGGGCGAGGGTGCTCTCGGCCGAGAACAAGGGCCTTGCTACGTTCGATGGAATGTTGACGTACCTGCGCGACAATCTCGGTCCGCTCGTGTCGCTAGAAGAAAATGCCGAACCCGAACCGAATTCTTACGGTGTTCCAGGACATTCATTTGCTGTTTACATCCCTTTGAGCTATTCGTCTATTGAAGACGACGATATAGCGCAGGCAATATGGAACTGCAAGCCTGCAGGCGTGAAGGCTTTTGGCACATCTTCCGGAACGGCTAAGGACATCGTAGGGGGTGAACACAATGTCAAGTTTTTCAGGGTAGAACTTTCGACTCCGTTCTTCATGCGGGTAACGATTACCGAGTACGCCGAAGAAGTCCTCCCGACCGACTACGAATATCAGCTCAAGGATTCTATAGCCAACTGGGCCGTTACTGAATACACGCGTGGAAAGGATATTATCCCGCAGCGAGCCATCCAGGCAATCTACAGGGTTCCGGGTATTGACACCGTCAATGTGGAAGTTTCATTGGATGGCTCAAGCTGGCAAACAACGAGAATCCCTGTTCCCGAAGCAGGATTCGCAAGCCTCCCTGTCGAAAACATAACGATTGTTGGTCCGTAGTATGTCCGTTTTTTCTAAAGATTTGTGGATCAAGGTGAAGGAACTGCTCCTTGAGCAGTACCGTGGAAACCTTCGTTCAGAAATTGAATCCCAGACTTATTTCGACGGCGAAGACGGGACCACGAAGAATTACGTACTGCCTGAAGGCGCTGACAACAGGCTACAGGCTGTATTGAAACTCTCTATAGACAAGCTGCTGCAACCGCTAGACGACGCGTCTATTTATCTGCAAAACGCCATGGATATGGACGGAGCGAGTGGAAAATGGCTTGATCTTATAGGTTCTATCGCAGGAGTTAAACGGGGCTATGGTGAAAGTGATACATCATACAGGGACAGAATCAAGAATGAAGTAGTCTTGAACAAGGGGATTCCCGACGCCGTGATTTATTCTTCGGCATTGCTGTCTGGCGATCCGCACCCGCAGTACATGGACGAGGCCCCGGCCACGTTCTTCGTGTACGACGGACCGGTCTACGAACGGCATGAGCCCGAAGGGGAAGAGCCGTACGACGAGCTGGTGAAGCCCGCAGGCAGGCAGCTATCGCGTGCGCAGGTACGCAAGCTCGCCCCTGCGGGAGTTTTGGGGCTGCCTGGTGCAGCGCTCAACGTGGCAGACCCCAACGAGGAATCGCTGCTCCTTGTCCTCGACCACGAGGACGAGTGGGGAGGCAAGCTGCTGATTTTTGTGGCCGACGACTCCACCATTGAGCGCGAGGTTCTGATTGCGGACAACAACGGGGCAATCGTCGTCACTCCGCAAAGCGTGCCCGTGCGCGTTGTACTGCGTGGACCTTCTGTGCCCTCCATACCCACGATTACTACCGAGTGGAACGGGGTGCCCGTGGACGCGGTGCGCATCAAGGACCTGCCTGCCGCTGGAGACACCAACGGCTACTTCGTGCGCGACTCCGACGCGAGCGGTACCGGCAAGACGGCCGCAATGGACGGCTCGGCCTTTGACGAACTCTGGGACAACACGCCTGCGGAAGGCGAGGAGTAGCTTATGGCGGCAGAACAGCAGACTAGACAGCCCATCGACACCGAGGCCATGCAGAAGCTGATCGCGAAGGTCAAGAAGGGCGATGCGGACAACGCCGCGGCCATCGAGACCGTGGACCGTAAGGGACTCATGGTCAGGAACGGACAGCTCCGTTTCGGGTAACAACTGATTGAGAATTTAAGGCGGAACTTATCATGGCGAACAATCCAGGCGTTAGCGAAGTACAGGACAAGGACGGCGTAATTGCGGACATCGAGGCCAAGCGCTTCGACGGCACCCGCACAGTGCAGATGCAGGGCGATGTCACGGCCTCGCAGACGTGGAACGGCGACTCCAGCACGCCGCTCACGCTGAACGCGTCCATCGGTGCGAAGAAGGTGACGCAGGACAAGATCGGCGACAAGGCGGTCGGCTCCGGGCAGATGGCTGACGGGTCTGTCGGCCTCACGCAGATTGCCGCTTCCGCTATGACGGACTCCGTGTCCGCCAACAACTCGAAGCTCGTTACATCGCAGGGCGTGAACGCAGCCATAGCGGCGGCAACCCTCAACAGAGGCAAGGACTACGGCCCTATGAGTGTTGATGAAATCAACGCTATTGCGGAGACCATCCCTACGGGTTCCACGGTATACGTGGAACACCTCGGAGCTGGTGACGCGAAGGTCATCAACGACGGCTATTCCGACGGCACTATGGCCTCTTTCTCTGTCGAAGTGGGCGAGGACCTCAAGTACTACCGCGCTCCCGACAACTCGCTTCACGGATGGCATTCTACAGAGGCGAACGTCAAGATCAAGCAGCCCGCGAACTATGCAGGCGGCATTGCTGTAGATTCAGCGCAGGACGCGTCAAGCGGATCTGCCGGCATTGAGTTCATCCAGTCGTTCAAGCAGGACACGAACGGCAACATCAGGGATATCGTGAAGGCGCAGGTAGACATCGTGGACTCCACATCGTCTACGAGAACGAACGCCGCCGCCACGCCGAACTCCGTCAAGTCCGCCTACGACCTCGCGAACACCGCCAACACTGGACTCGCGAACAAGCTGGACAAGACTGGTGACGGCAAGGATGTAACGGTCTCGTTTTCCGAGGCATCCACAAGGGCGAACATCGGGACGGGCGAGAAACTCTCCGTGATGTTCGGCAAGATCAAGAAGTGGTTTACCGACCTCGGGACTGCCGCGTTCAAGAACGTTCCCGCAAGCGGCGACGCCTCCAGCACGGAAGTCGTGCTCGGTAGCGACACGCGCCTATCCGCAGGTGCAAGCGCCGTGCAGGACGTCACCGTTGGCGGTACAAGTGTAGTTGACGCAAGTACGAAGGAGGCTGCTCTCGGAACGGCCGCCGGGAAGGACGTGCCTGCGAGCGGCAACGCAAGCACCACGCAGGTCGTGATGGGCGACGATAGCAGGCTTGAGGCGATCACTCTAAATAATGCTAATGACTTGAACGACTGTGTCGGTGTTCACGGCGGAGTACTTCTTTATAAGTGGGCAGCAAGCTCTATGCCGAACAATGCTCCTATCAATGGAACGAGCATTATGGAGGTAGTCCGTACACATAGTACTGACAATTATGTGACGCAAACAGTGTACGTCGCCAACAAAAGCAATGTGTACCGCAGGGAATACCTGCGTGTCAACAGCGTATGGACTTGGACGGACTGGTACGAGTACGCTAAGTCCGCAACCACACTTGCGGGCTACGGCATCACCGACGCCTACACAAAGACCGAGGTCAACAGCGCTCTTGCCAGCAAGGTGACCGGCCCTTCATCCGCCACGGCGGACGACATCGCGGTTTTCGACGGTGCTACGGGCAAGACCGTCAAGGATGGCGGGAAGAAGCTGTCAGACTTAAAAACAAAGCAGACAGCCGTCAGCGACCCAACGGCCAGCGGAACGGCACTCTCGTTCATTGACAGCTTTACGCAGAACGCCAATGGAGAAGCCTCCGTTACGAAGAAGAGCGTTACCGTTGACTCCACGCCTACGGCAGGTAGCAGCAACCCCGTGAGCAGCGGTGGCGTCAAGGACAGCCTGGACGCGATTTCCACGGCTGCAGGTGCCGAGGCAGAAGTGACCGCCGCAGCACTTGACGACCTCGACGAACGCATGCAGTCGGTGGAGGATGCGGTCAACTCCGATAACATCGGCGATAAAATCGCGGACAGCTTCGACGCGCAGGTGCTCAAGATGGGTGGCGAGAACTTGGCCGACCTGCTTGGCGGCAAGGTGGACAAGGAAGCCGGCAAGGGACTCTCGACCAACGACTTCACGGACGCGTACAAGTCCAACGTCGACACGAACACGCAGGCGAGGCACTCGCATAGCAACAAGACCGTGCTGGACGGCATTTCGTCGAGCGACATAGACAACTGGAATGCGAAACAGGCCGCCCTTGAATTCATGACGGACACTGACGTGAACAACCTATTCACTGCGGCATGGGATGCCGCCAACTCGTAGGAGGTGACACAATATGCCTAACGCATACGACGACAAGGCCATCAAGGGTGACAAGCTCGAAAGGCTCACAACAAAGATCCTCGAGAAGGTGGTGGAGAAGCAGGACGCCCTTGACATCGAAATAGACATCGCGAACAAGCGGCTGAAGTTTAACAACGTGAGCTTCACCGTACCGAGCAACGGATAAGGAGAACTGACAGATGGCAAGTTTCATCAACAAATATACTGATGCAGCCGCATACGCATCGGATGCTACGGCCCGTGCCAACATCGGCAAGAGCACCGTTTCGCTAGAGGCCGACTCCGGAAAGGTGCACTTCGACGGCGTGAACGTGGTCGTGAAAAGGCCTAAGCAGGGTGACGCGGTGTATGTTCCGACTACTAGCGTGTACAGCGCGGCCACTCCTGGCAGCGGCGTTACCGAAGGCTCTGTGACGTTCGTCGCTGGCGATACGGTCGATAACGCGAAGATGACGGCGGCGGGGTTCACCGCGATAGGCGTGGTGGCGTCTGTTCGCGGCAGCAAGTGCTACGTGCTGTACAAGAACGTCGGTGCCGCAGGGCCGTTCTTCACCGGCGCGACTTCTTCCTCTTACACGATTCCGTCCGACAAACTCTCCGATGCGGACCTTGCTAAAATCACGGCTGGAGACGCCAAGGACACGCAGGGTCTTGTCGGTTACCGTGCAACATGTAGCGTAGACGTGCTGTTCGCGTGGCTCACTGGTCGTGGCGGCGCGAGCAAGAACGAGGGCTGGAACGGCGGTACGAACGGGTTGCAGAACGACTTTCTTAACGGGACCGACTGGGGTCTGACGCTTGGTCCTGCGGCATCAAGCATTACGGCTCATGACGCCACTACTTACAAGGTGGCCGAAACTATCGCCAAGTTTGGTGCAGGCGAGGTGGGCTTCCGCAAATATTTGGAATCTCGCAGGCTTGCGTATCCGTGCTCGCTGGCGAGCAATTCCGTCGTATTCCAGGACGGCAAGGCTGCGACGAAGGTGCTTGTCGATGCGAATGAGGCCGACAATTCGGCGTTCTTCCGAGTTGCGCAATTTGCCTACAACCATAACCTGACGTGGGGGTCCTACGGTCAGTTTGCGAATGTGGACGGACTTCGCCGTGGCGACTGGTTTCAGCCCGGTCTCGGCATCGTGCAGGATGTTTTCAGGCATGTTAAGTACACACTTGAGAGTCCTGCTGCCGACGTGTTCAATAAGACGCTGTCGAAAATCGGCGGCAGCGCGCTACAGCTCAACACAAGCTCGAATGATTCGCGCTATTGGTTCCCCTTTGTCCGTTCCCGCTCCCATGGCTGGAATTTGTACAACCTCGGGAATTTCTTCGGCAACGGCTCCCTGCTCAGCAACTTTCGGGCGTTGTCGGTCGCGCTCTTGGATATTTAGCCTTCCACCATCTTCGGCGCGGCCTTTGAAGCCGCGCCCGCACCTAAAAAAGGATCTCAAAAGTGTCAAAGAAAGTTGTCGATACTCCGATATACGTGGATACCTACAAGTTGGTGGGTATCGTGTACAACTTGCGCTTCGCCATCCCTAAGCGCGACAGGGCCGTTCTCGGCGACAGAATCCTTGACGCGGCGACTGCGATGCTTGTCGAGTTCACTCTTTCTTACAAGTTGCGCGGAAACGAGAAGGTGGTTCACACGGACAGATTCCTCGCGCATTTTGAAGTGCTGAAAGGTCTGATGCGGCTGTGTATCGACAAGAAGGTGCTGCCTGGGAAAAAGTGCGCAGAATCATACGAATACATACAAAGAATTGACGATGGCATAATTGCGTGGCGAGAAAGGATCGCCCGCGAAGTACGGTCAACGACGGCGTCAAACAATGGCCGTCGTTCCGGCGTGCAAGAACAGTTAAGAGGAGGCGACGGTATCATGAATACCAGTTCCGGCAGTGCGCCTTGATGCAGCTTCGGCTGCGGCGGTTCCCTTTGTCCGTTCCCGCTCCAATGGCTGGAATTTGAACAACAACGGGAATTTCAACGGCAACAACAACCTGAACAACAACAATCGGGCGTTGTCGGTCGCGAACTTGACTAATGCAGGCCGTTCGGTGGATAGTATGGTATTGCTGGATGAATTGCTAGAGACTTATTTCGTTGCGCGTAGCAACAAACGCCGCTCGAGAGACGCGGTGCTGTTCGAGATGTGCTTTGAAAAGTCTCTCGTCCGTCTGTGCAATGACCTTAACGGGCGTGGGCTCGATACTACCCCGAACTATGCCTTCGTCGTTTTTAGCCCCAAGGCGAGGGAAATTTTCGCTACGGCGATGTACATGCGAATCGTGCATCACTACCTGGACCGCAAGCTGCGCCCGATATACGAGGACGTGCTTTCGGACCGTACTTACAACAACCGCAAGGGTAAGGGTCTTCACGCCTGCATCGCTCGCTTCCGCGATGACGTGCGCGAGATGACCTGCAACTACACGCGTAATGCCTGGATAGTCCATATGGACCTCAAGGGCTATTTCCCTAACGCGGATGTCGAGATTGCGCTTGCGCAGCAGTTGGACATTATCGACCGCTACTACATCGGAGATGACGAGGCCGATATTAGGTACATGATGGAATCCTGCATGCGCGCCGACCCTGCTAGAAACTGCAAGGTGTATGTACCGCGCTCAAACTGGTCCGTGATCGCTCCGGAAAAGAGCCTGTTCAACAAGCCGGTGGGAACTGGCGGTGCGATAGGATTTCTTTGCTGGCAAAATGCCATGGGCCACTACATCAACAATGTTGTGAAGTGGCTGGAGACTTTCGGTTTCTTGCGTGTCGTTGTCTTCGTTGACGACATCTACATCGTGACTACCGACAAGGCGAAATTCTTCTCGATGATGCCGGAGATTCGCTCAAGGCTTTCGGCTCTGAAGGTGCGACTGAATGAACGGAAATTCTACTGCCAGCACTATTCGAAGGGTGTGCATATACTCGGTAGTCGCGTGAAGTTTGGTAGGGAGTATGCCGACAACGGAACGATCTGTCGGGCTTTTGCGAAAATCAATGAATGGAAGCGGGCGCGGAATGTGCAATGGAAAACCGCTCGTCTGCTTTCGTCGATGAATACCTACGTAGGGATTTTAAGGACAAAAGATATGCGGAATGTAGCCGAGCGATTCAGGCGTGAAGTGCTGACATCGTTCAGGCGGTATTTGCAATGGAATGACAAGAAGAACTGCTTTGCGCTGCGTGCCCGCTACGGTTTTCGTGCGGTGCTCAAGCGAAAGTATAAGGTGAGGTTGTGATGGCTAGTTATGACTTGAAGGCTATACTTGGTTCTGAAATCCAGCGGCTTTCGCAGAAGGTACTGAAGGCCGTAGTGGATGGATTCTGCACAATCGCGTCTGCGCTATGCAGTATCGAAAAACGTGTGTCCGCGCTTGAGAACGTGGAATTTCCCGAAGGCGGGTACAAGCCGGTGCAGGAACCTGTGGCATCGCCGACGGCGAACGGAACCGCGATACAGTTCATTGACTCATTCAAGCAGGATGCTAACGGTGTCGTGTCTGCTACAAAAAGGACGGTGCGTTCAGCATCCGCTTCACAGTCCGGCGTGATGAGCGCGGCTCACTACTCAAAGCTAGATGGCATAGCAGCCGGAGCCGAGGTAAACGTGCAGTCCGACTGGGACCAGACCGACGACACGCAGGACGACTACATCAAGAACAAGCCCAACCTTGCTCAAGTAGCCACGAGCGGTTCGTACAACGACCTTTCGGATAAACCGAGCATCCCTGCCGCCCAAGTTCAGTCGGACTGGGCGCAGACGAATACTTCCGCAGTTGACTACATCAAGAACAAGCCCGACTTCACGACGTACTATCCGACATACGGCGACAATACCGAGTTCAACAAGATTCTTGCAGCGTACAACGCAGGCAAGAGAATAGTCCTTCCGATAGGAGAGCTGATGCCCTCGTTCGTAGGGAGAGTCCTCGTACCGCTCACGAAAGTAGTTTACGACGGAAACGACGTCCACGCATTCGTATTCGAGTACGTCAAAGACGACATGGTTGGCACTGGTACATCGCGAGGCGAAATCTGCAAGGCCGTCTGCGCTGGAACGCTTTCGGAGCAGTGGTCAATAACATCGTTGACTGCGTACACGGCATACAATGCTACGAACGCGTCAAATGCAAACAATGCCGACATAACTCGCACAGCCGATGCTGCCAACGGTGATAAGCTCCAGATAGGCACAGGCACAGCGGTCAATGTCGTCAACGCCAAGAATGCGACGAATGACAGCCTTGGCGGTTCCATCAAGGACATCTATATATGCGACCTGAAAAAGGTAAATACCTCAACCGAATCCGGATACGTGTTTTCGGGCTTCTCCGTCAAGAATGACGATTCTGCCATAGGCAACCGTAAGTATATAGAAGCCTTGTATTCAGCCTTTCCACATCCGAAGATGTGGTTCCTGCCGATTCCGGTACAGGATTCTACTACGTCAGACAACGTGCACCTTGAGGATATTAACGGTGGGTACTATTCTGTCGCCTGCCACAAGGATGCTGAGCATAGCACGATTATTACAGATACGTTTACTGCTATAGGATATGGTGTATTCGAGATCGACTTTGACTATAGAATTCTGAGAGAGTCTTCCTCATCGACAAGAGTAGGCCTAAAATTCGCTTTATGTGCCTTGTCTAATGCTGGCACAAGTTCTCCTACAAAAAAAGTGAGCGTAAATGATACGACCATTTTCGCTTCTGCTACAGAGTCTTTTGACGGCAGCACTTCGGCTTGGTTCGGAGGACATGTTCACATGATAGGCGACATATCTAATGCTTCAGGATCATTTGCAAGTTCAAAGAGTGTTGCGCTGCTTGCTGGCTTTACTCTTGGCGAAATTAAGATCGGTGGTGGCTATAACACCGGCTACCTTGTGACGGACAACATCACTGTAAAGGCCTACAATAAGCATCTTTAATAAAGGAGAAAGAGAATGGCAGACGAAAATGAACAGGAACAGAGCGTCACTTCGGTATGGCTCAAGCAGGAAGCAGGACCGCTTAGCGGCGACGACATCTTCTACCTCGTCCAGGGCACTGGAAGCGACCGAGACAGGTGGCTGAAACTTTCCACCCTCTCCGCATACATCGCCAGCGGTGGCGTTGAAGAAATGACGCTACGTAGGCTGAAGTTCTCCGGGAATCCAAGCGCAGATACGGAGTTCGGCTACCTTGAACTGGGCTGCGACATAACGAGTTGGGATTTCACTTACAACTAGGATTTTTATTGAAATGAGAGAAAAATGGCAGAAAATTAACTAAGGAGAATTTACCATGGCACAGAACGAAACGACAATATACCTAATCCGCCAGCGCACCACGGAGAACGGGTTTTCCATCGACGCGGACGACATTATACTGATGGACCACGGCACTGGCAGCAAGCGCCACCGTGCCTTCACGGTGCAGGAGTTCATCGACTTCGTGAAGGATGGCAAGCTCGATGGAATGACAATCGGTGGAAGCGGCGAGATCAGGACATCCAGCGGGAATCCTGTAATCAACAACTTCTACGCGATTGCTGCGGGAATCATCGAAGCCGCTGTAAAGTTCAAGGTTGGCGGTTCCGAGTGGGTTCCTGGAAACGACCAGCCGTCCATATACGGCCTTTATTCCTTGGAGGCGGGCAATGTCGATTCCGCAAACGTGAAGGTCGATACCCTCACGGCGCACACATCCGGCGAAACGAGAATTGCGGTGGAGGCTATGCTTGTCAAGAGCCTTACGCAAGCGGCGGAAAAGCTGAATCTTGGTCCTACGCAGGTAAACGGCGATCTAAAGGTGACAGGCAATCTTGATGCTTTCGGCGGTCTCACATTGACTAATCATATTTGGAACGCGAGCGCTGCCGACATTGTTGACAAGATGAACAGCCTTGGAAACGGACAGGTGGCAATCATATTCAACAGCGGCTCAAGCGATGTGTCTTTCCCCGCCACGACAGGTTCTCCTAACCCTCGGTCATTCTCCGTGCCTCACGACGCATCAGTTCTAATTGTGAAATCGGGTGATAGGATTTATCCATGTGGCGGTTTGCTGTAGACTGATATAGGTTAGGATGGAGTAGAGGTCTTGATGTTTGATGGAAAAAGAGAGCACCCTACAAGCGCCTTATATAAAGGAAAGGAAGATTGAATTTGGACATCACTGGGATTGACATAGGAGCTTTCGTGACGGGTGTCGGCGCTTTGATCAAGAGCCTGCACTCGGACCGCAAAGCGGATAATGCTAAGAAGGGACTGGACGAGCGAATGGCCGTCCTTGAGACAGACATGCGGCATCACGACAAGCGCCTTGACGACGGAGATTCCAACTTCAAGGTGCTTGACCAGAAGATTGACCGCAACAACGAGCTGCTGAACCAGCTCATAGGCGAGATTCGCGCCGGGAGAAAGTAAAATGAAGCTGCTTGTGCTGTTGCTTTTCTTTTTCCTGCTTTTCACGCTAGGATGGATATTCTTCGACGATGACGACTGGCACGGAATGAGGTAGTCCATGAATAATCGCCTACGCAAGTCTACACTGAAGGTGACCGGATTCGAGTTCTCTGCTGGTCGACTGCTCTTGGAACGGCTCGAACAGAACCGCGAACGACGCTACCCAATAGAAGGCGGTGTTCGTCTATCCGTATTCACTAACCAAGGGACGCTTCATGTGCAGACCGCGCCAGGTTTCGTCTTTGACGGACGGAGCGGTCCCAGAATCATTGACTGGTATGCTCCGAACCTCGGCTCGCTATACGAGATTCTGTGCTGGTTCGCGCACGACTGCAACGGCTACGGCCAGGACCTGTCCTTCAAGGACACAAACATCTTGCTGTACGCGATGCTGCGTGACATTGCCGAGTACCGCCCGACAAAGTGCGCCACGATCCAGCTTGCTGTGAGCCTGTCCGATTCGTGGTATGGGGAGCCGGAGCATGGCGACTGGTGCTACGCCAACCGAAAGCTCGTTTCTACGATGTGGATCGCGGCATAAAAAAGCCACGGCACGCGTGGTACCGTGGAAAGTTATCGGGTTCGTGGTACAAACAAATATCGTTAAAATTTGGCAAGTTGTCAATGTTTTTGCCAATTTTTTGAGATTTTTTCTCGCGAAACGATACAAAATGTATTGGTATGTGCAAAAAAAGTGTTCATCCATAAAAACAAAAATTGTGCGCCGAAATAAAAACAATTGTTTTTAGAATAAAAATTTTTTTGTGGTCTCTCACATCTATGCGCGAGAAGATAGACGATTCTATCGTCATTATGTTGTGTTGTAACATTACAGAACTTATGGCAACAAGTGGTAACAATTGACTATTTTCGTGATGCCACGAAAATGGTGCCGCCTAAATAAAAGGCGGCTTTCTTTTTATGCCTCTTTCAGTGTTTTCTCGCGTATTTGTGCGTTTTTTGCGAAAGTCCTTTCCCCGATTTTATCTTCCCAATTTAAGAAAGATTGAAGGGACGAGAGATGATAAGGCAACTCCCTAAAAACATCATTGCTATGACTGTTCCCGCTGCAGAAGGCAACGGCTTTGTCCGCTACTCGGTAAAGGGCGAAGTGTCCTGCAAGAAGAACGAGAACAAGTTTAACAGGAAGACGGGTCGTGTCTACAAGACGGGCCGTTTCGTTGCATGGCATAGGGATGCCATGTTGCAGGTGCTTTCGCAGGGTGTTCCTCGTTCCCCGATAAAACTGTACGAGGCCCGTTTCGTTCTATACCACGGAACGCGCAGGCGGGTTGATTCCGACAACCAGGTTTCTTCGCTTCTTGACCTTCTGCAGGATGCCCGCGTCGTTGCCGACGATTGCTGGACCTGCGTTCCGAAGAAGGTCATCGAGGATGTCTACCGGAAGGGCAGACCCGGCGCTGATATCGTGATTGTCCCGATTACGGAGGCCCGTGCATGAAAACAGGTATTTAGAGAACCTTCCCCGGAAATACCGTGGAGGGATTTAACAAGCCAACCTGAAAGGAGATGATAAGATGGCTTACGAAAACAACGAAAAAGACTACGCCAGCAAGGGCGTTGGAACTGCCGGTCTCACCACCGGTATCATCGGTACTGTCGGCACCGCTATTGCAACCGGGCTTCTCGGCGGCAACGGTCTCGGTGGTATCTTCGGTGGCAACCAGAATCCCGCAGCGAATCCTGTCTACCAGCTTTCGCAGAAGGACACTGAAATCGCCTTGCTGAAGGCACAGCAGTACAGCGACAATAAGACGTTCGCACTTGCCGAACGTGTTGCGAACCTTGAATCCAAGGTCGTGTCTATCGAGACTGCCGCCCCGCTGCGTGACAAGATCCTCAGCGATTCCATTCTCAACCTGCAGGCAACATTGTCCCGCATCGCAGTGCCGATGGTGCCGAACTACGCCTTGGCTCCTGGCTACGGCCCGGCCATGGTCGGACCGATGCCGCCTCCGGGAATCGTGCTCCAGCCCGTCGTGCAGAGCGGTACGACTACCACGCCTACCTCTACTACGGCTCAGGCCGCCTAGCAGGGGAGGGTAGCGTATGAAGATTACGCTTGAAGCTGCGATGGATTCTTTCTTTGACTTCATGTCCGAACAGGTGAAGACCATCAACGACGCGCTCAAGCGCGCAGGTGGCCTCATTGCCGTCGGTTCGTTGAAGAATAACCCGGAAAATATCGTTTCCATGGTTAAGCCGTGGATGGAAATGTCCGGGTTCCTCAAGGACGGAATGGTTGATATCGATATGTTGAAGGCTGGGCTTGAAAACCTGTTCGCCACGGAGCCGAAGATTTCGTATCTCGGTTTCGGTTTCGACTCCGACGATGCCGCCAACCTTGTCGCAAAGATGATGTCCAGGGCCACGCCCCCGATGACGACCACCACGACTGTAACGACGACGGAGGTGGAGGCATGACCGAAGAGACAAAGAAAACCTTGGAACGGACCGAAAGGGCGCTCTGCATGCACCTCGACGTCCTTGACGAACAGATCGAAAGGGCGGAAGGTGACGTGAAGGACCACATGGTCATCGACGGTGTGAAGGATGCCGTGAAAAGCATCAAGAACATCCATGAAACGATGATGATGGAGAACGGGAACGGCGCTTCGAAGCAGGCTTCTGCGACCGTTTCTACTGTCAAGTAGAAAGGTTCAGGAATCCTAAAATAAAGGCGACACGGAGAAATCCGTGCCGTCTTTGTTTTACTGGGAAACGAAATCTTTAGCGGGATACGGAAATTCTAAAAGTGTGATTAACACCTTCGGAATCCTTTATTGAAAGAACCTTGTGCAAAATGTTGCCCTGGTCTATTGTTTCCCATTTTGGTTCTTTTGATTTGTCAGCTATTGCGCTCCCTATCCTGTTGTTGAACAGTTCTTCGCTCACGCTAGTTCCGTCGATCGTGTAAAGTGTATTCTTGCTGGCGACCATAAAAACTCCACAATTTTCACTTTATTCCGTATTTCAGTAGCAGCTGGGCGCATTTGTCGGCAGCTTCGCCTTCGTCTCCGACCATCACGCTTTCTGCGGTCACGACAATGTCAGCACCGCCGCATTCGTGGAAACTTTCCGAGACCGGGCCGACGAAAAGCTGTGAATTTTTCCCCTCTGATGCAAGGTAGATTCCGCTGGAGCTGGGTTCGTAACCGGCTTCTTTCCAGCTGCATACCCTTTTCAAGTCCTTGCTGCAAATGTCAAGCAGCTTCCTGTAAACCTCTATTTCAGCCTTGAGCGCCTCGAACGTTTCTTTTTCAGCGATCTGTTCGGCGGCCATCCCAGTAGTTTCTACGGCTTCGACAATCTGCTTTGCGGCTTTTTCCTTTATTTCCTGCTCGTTTTCCTTGCAGCTACAGATTAGAGCGCAGGCGGCAACCGTGCAAAGTATAAGTATTTTAGACATTTTCATCGTGCTTCACCCTCTTTTTGCCTATATCTGAGCGCGGGGCCTTGTTCTTTGAACCTTTCGGCCTTCCGCCCTTGCGCCCGTTCTGGGCGGAAGTCAGTTTTTTTAATTCGCTTTCGGCTTCCTTCTTTCGGAATTCGGGCTTTCTGTGTTCCTTTCCTATATCAGGCCTTGGAGACTTGTTCTTTGCACCCTTCGGGCGTCCGCCAAGCCTAGAAACAGTACCGTCTCGCAAGGCTTGCGAAAGGATTCTCTTTGTTTCTTCAGGCGTGAGTTCTATGCCGCAGTGTGGACAGAAAATCAAAATAAACCTTCTTTTTTTAGCTAAAAATAATTTATTGATGTTTTTTCGGCAAGAGATATAACAAAAAAAATAAGTTTAATCTTATTAAACTATTGTTTTATGTTGTTAAATTGTTTATATTGTGGAGAAACTAAACCTGGAGAAAACAGATGGCATCCAAAAAGCTCGAAATCAAGAACTTCAAGATTGAAGAAGTCCACCCCTACGAAAACAACCCGCGATTCAATAAGGACGCGGTGAGCAAGGTGGCAAGCTCCATTAAGAAATTCGGCTTCAAGAACCCGATTCTTGTGGACAAGAACAACGTCATTATAGCGGGCCATACCCGTCTTGAGGCTGCAAAGAAGCTCGGCCTTGAAGAAGTGCCTTGCATCGTGGCGAGCGACCTCACTGAAAAGCAGGCGAAGGCGCTGCGCCTCGCGGACAACAAGGTTGCAGAATTTTCCACCTGGGACTACCTCAAGCTAGACGAAGAACTCAAGGCCCTCGGCGATTCCTTCGATTTCCAGGACTTCGGCTTCGGCGGCGCTCTTACCGACGATAGCTTCGGTGTCAGCAACTCCGTCGGCGGTTCCTTCGTAGAAACCGACGATATCCCGGAAGTCGCTGATGAAGAATTCCACGAAGAGAACAAGCTGCCCGAAGAAATACAGGGCGTTGATATTTCCGCAGGAGTGCAGGAAAAGATTGTCGGCAACGATGAAGTTCCGATGGAACGCGTCATTATCGTCTACAAGAAGGAAGAACGCGAGGCCCTCTGCAAGATTCTCGGACTGAAGGAAATAAGCAAGGTGCTCTACAGGCTCGATGAACTCAATTCCGAACAGTAGTCCCGGTCGAAATATTTTATGAAGTTGTACAGGGATTATGATTATCAAAAACTTCTTGAAATAGGCAGGACTTCGGAAAACAAGCAAGTCGTGAAAGACGTTTCTTTCACCAGGGTAGTCTACCATCACAATAAAAAAAGCCTGTATTGTGAAAGGATAGAAGATTTCTGTTTTATCATAGGCCAGGTGCAAAAAAATCAATTCCGGATTATCGGAATGTACACCAAAAAGGAATTTCAAGGACGCGGATTTGCTTCATTCCTTTTTAATCGTTGCGTCGAGTTCTGTAAAAAGAAAGGGATAAAAAAAATAACGACTCGGAGCTTGTCCGGCGCTGAATTTTATTGCAAAAAAGGTTTTGATGTCGTTGGTATGAAAGGCAACGACTATCTACTGACGATGGAGATAAAAACATGAGCAAGTATTACGAGAGCCCGAGATGGACAGGCGAGGTTGCCGACTGCTCCATGCCGATGACATTTGACACCTACAGCAACTGCTCTTTCGGTTGCAAGTACTGTTTCTCGCAGTACCAGCGCGCACTCGGCAAGGCGAAGGAAAACTACCTCGAAAAGAAGGTTTTTCCCGTCAACGTCGAGAAGATCAAGCGTATGTTCCTGGAGCCGGAAACATCGCAGTTCGGGCCTTACATCCAGCAGAAGAAGGTCATGCAGTGGGGAGGCTTGTCCGACGAGTTCGACGGCTTCGAGCGCAAGTACGGCAAGACACTGGAACTGCTCCGTTTCTTCAAGGAAATAAACTATCCGCTCTGCTTCTCCACGAAATCTACCTGGTGGACGAAGGACGAGCGCTACATGGAACTTGTGCGCGGGCAGAAAAACTGGAATTTCAAGTTTTCCATTATCACCCTTGACGAGAAGAAGGCCCGAGTAATGGAAGAAGGAGTCCCGTCCCCGATGGAACGCCTTGAGGCGATCAGGAGGATTTCGGAAGCGGATTGCGGCGGCGCTACGTTGCGCCTCCGTCCTTTTATTTTGGGAATATCCACGCCTACCTACCTTGACTTGATCCACGAAGCCGGGCAGCGCGGCGCGACTGCGCTCTCCACCGAATTTTTCTGTGTCGAACAGCGAAGCAATAACTTGAAGGCTCAGCGCAAGATTTTCAACGACCTTTGCGGTTTTGACCTGTTCGCTTTCTACAAGAAGTATTCCGTCGGCTGCGGCTATCTACGCCTAAATAAGAAAATCAAGAAGCCCTTCTTTGACAACATGAAGCAGGCCTGCGACGAAGAAGGAATGCGCTTCTATGTTTCCGATGCTCACTGGAAGGATATGCGCAACAACGGCTCTTGCTGCGGCCTTCCGGAGGATTGGAACTACAGCCGCGGACAGTTCGGCGAGGCTTTGCAGATTGCCAAGAAAAAGGGCTTTGTGAAATATTCCGATATCAAGCCGGATATCGACAAGCTCCTTGGCAAGATTCTGATGAACAGGGCTGTCGGATTCAACATGAATTCCAGCGAAAAGCGAGCCCACTTTTTCGGAATGACTATGGCCGACTATATGCACTGGCTTTGGAATAATCCACAAGCCGGGCAGAACCTTTACAAAATGTTTGAAGGCGTTGTCCGACCCGTCGGAAAAGACGAGAACGGCGACCTGGTCTATAAGTACGTGGGGTAGTGTTGTGGACGTGTCGCAGATGCCCGTTATGAAGAAGGTCAAGGAACTTGAGGACGCGCTTTCTTCCTCGGTTATCGTTGTTGGCTGGCTTGACGATAACGGCGCATTGCAAACCGCACGCTCTAATTTAAAGTATCGGGAAATCACCGGAAGGAACACTCCGGCCTCAAAAATACCGGCGTCCATTGCACTTATTGCCGCTACAATGAACTTCGGTAGGGAAGAAGGTACGACTGCGGAAGGAAGGCATTACCCGAGAATCCCGGCGCGTCCGTTCATGACTTTCGCTATGGAGATTTGGCAAAAGGTTTTTCCGAAGCTCTTGAAAAAGTATATGCCGATGTACATGTCTGGGATGATGTCTATTGACGGCCTGTTCACCGTCCTTGGAGAAAAGGCGAAGGAAGCGGTGCAGCAGGCTATCAATGAAGGCGAATATGCGCCTCTTTCATCCAAGACGGTAGAAGCGAAAGGAAGTAGCGTCCCTCTAATTGATACGGGGATGATGGTCGGAAGCGTAACATTCGAAATAAGGAAGGCATAAATGCAGATGGACCTTTTCGGATATACCAAGAACGAGCCTCAACAGAGGTCGACATCTTGTTTTGGTAAGAACGGAATCGTCACCCTGCGCGGCGACGAGATTTTCCTTTCACCGAAGCAACTTGCGGACAAAATCGGCTACCATGTGCAGACGATGTACACATGGAAGCGGAAGGATGGAATGCCGGTAAGGCAGGCCAAGGTTCGCGGGAGGTGGAACGTGGAATGGCACGAATTCTGCGAATGGTGGAAACAGAAAAAAGTGTAGGTATCTACATTGGCGGACACTGTCGAAAATAAGGGCGAAAGCTATTTCGCTAAGATAGGGAGGAATGGCGGAAAGAAGTCCGGCATTGCCAGGAACGAGCAACGGAAAATCCAGACACTCGCCGTTTCTGTACTTGACACAAAATTCAAGCCAAACAAGAATTTAAAAAATGCCCTAAAGGGAATCGGCATTGATACCAGCGACAAGATTTCGCTGCTCAACGGAATCCTGGCCGTTTTTTCCGGCAAGGCTCTTTCCGGAGACATTGTCGCGGCAAGGTTCGTGTTTGATATTGCAGGCTATACGATGTATTCGCAGGAAAAGAAGGCCAAGATCAAGCTGCTGCAACGGATGGCTGAACAGGGTGATCCCGAAGAACCTGGAACTACAAAGCCAAAGGCCGACCTGGTTGAAATAGACAAGGAAGCGAGGAAGCTGGGAATCTATGCCGACTGACGGAATGATAGAACTTTCCAGGACCAACTTGATGGCGTTCGTCAAGACGACGATGCCTTCCTACAAGATTGGCTGGGTTCACCGCGAAATTTGCGGCCGTCTTATGGAGTTCCTTGTCAAGGTTGAACAGAAGAAATCTCCACGTCTTATCCTCACTATGCCGCCGCGCCACGGCAAGAGCCAGCTTGTCAGCAAACATTTCCCTGCGTGGTGTTTTGGTGTTGACCCCGACATTTCAATAATCGCCAGCAGCTACGGCGACGACCTTTCTAAGCGCGTCAACAAGGACGTCCAGCGCATAATGGACAATCCTATCTACCACGAAGTCTTTCCTAGAACCTGCTTGAGCACGAAGAGAAACGCCGGTGGCTACAACATGGCCATGCGAACGATGGACCTGTTCGAGATTCCGGGCTTCAGCGGCTCGTTCCGCAGTACCGGCGTCGGCGGCGGTATCACCGGCATGGGTTGCGATATTCTATGTATCGATGACCCGTTCAAGGACAGGAAAAGCGCAGATTCTCCGACGGTACGACAGTCCGTGTGGGACTGGTACACCTCCACCGCTTACACCAGATTGAGCCCGGGAGGGGGTGTACTTGTCACCGTCACGCGCTGGCACGAAAATGACCTTGTGGGAAGGCTTCTTGACGCCATGAAACAGGAAGGCGGCGACCGCTGGACGATAATCAACTACCCGGCGGTAGCCGAACACGACGAGCCGCACCGCAAGAAGGGCGAGGCCCTGCACCCGGACCGTTATCCGCTGGAAATGCTGCACAAGATTCGGAACAATATCGGTTCCTATGACTGGGGCGCTCTTTACCAGCAGCACCCGACACCTAGAGGCGGCGGTGTTTTCAAGAAAAATTGGATCCGTCACTGGACTACGCGCCCGAAAGTCGTAGACCGTATGATTCAGAGCTGGGACTTTACGTTCAAGGATGCCGCCAGCAGCGACTACGTAAGCGGCCAGGTGTGGGCGAGAGTCGGCGGCGATTTCTACCTGCTTGACAACGAATGGGGGAAGATGGACTTTGTTGCTCAGGTGCGGGCTATGCAACGTGCTACATCTAAATGGCCGGAAGCGATTGAGAAGGTGGTTGAAGACAAGGCGAACGGGCCTGCAATTATTTCCGCACTCGGTTCGCGTATTCCGGGCATTGTTCCATACAACCCTCGCGGAAGCAAGACTGCGAGGGCTTACGCAATTTCGCCGCTTTTTGAAGCTGGAAACGTCTACTTGCCTCCTATGGACGAAGAACACCCTTGGGTGAAGGGCTTTATTGACGAGATGCTTGCTTTCCCGAACGGGGCGCACGATGACCAGGTTGACGCAATGACGCAGGCTCTCGACACTCTAGCTACGCCGAATGGCGGAAGCGTGCTTGACCTTTTATAACAAAAAAAAACAGGAGATAGAATATGGTAAAGAAAACTATTGCAAAAGGCGGTATTCCCGTCAAAGACGGAGCCTACGAAAACGCAATGACGGGACTCGGAAAAAAAGGAATGGACAAGGCCGCCCATACGAAGGCGTCCCCGTACACTCCGGCGAAACTGATGGAGCTCGCCAGCATGAAGGTGCAGGACGGTATCGCTTCCTTCATCGTCGACGGGTTCCCGGAAGCCGCTCTCATGAAGGACATCTCTATTATTGGGGACAAGGGCGGGGAAGCCTTGAAACTCTTTTACTCTTCCGGATTGAAGAAGGCCATCAAGAAGGCCGGTTCTGCGCTCCGTCTTACTGGCGGGGCCGTTGTCGTTACTGAATACGAAGGCGACGGAAAAGACTTGTCTGCAGAAGCTCCGAATGGCGCGAAGGTGAAGGGGTACAGCGTTTTCTCCGCAGGCAAGGTAGACCTGCAGAGCGGCGATTTCGATACTTCCAAAGACCCTAAAGTATTTCGCTGCAAGATTATCGGCGGAGGAACCGTCGATGTACATCCTTCCCGCTGCACCGTTTTCCACGGTACCGAATTGCCGGACGTTATTGAGAATAACCTCCGCGAACAGTATTTCGGCGTCTCTGCGCTTTACCCTGTCGAACAGTCCTTGAAAGACCTCGCTTCCGTTGTAGGCGCTGTCGTGAACATGGCTCAGGAAACAGGAACCCTGCTGCTCCGCATGAGCAACTTGAGCCTCATGCTCTCCAAGCCGAATTGCGGAATTGACGATATCCACAAGGTCGTAAGCCTGCTGAAGCTCACGATGAACAGCATGCGAGCAGCGTTCGCCGGTAAGGATGACGGTTTCGACATCCTCACACACAACTTCGCAGGTCTGCCGGAAATCTGGAACAAGCTTCTTTCAATGGTTTCGGCAAAGTCGCGCATACCGATGAGTATTCTTTGGGGGCAGAGCGCGACAGGGCTTGCGCAGACGAACGAGGGCGACACGCAGGCTTGGTGTCAGTCGGTCGATATGTGGCGCAACGACTACCTGTACGAACCTTCCTGCAGGCTGATTGCCGACATCACGCGCAGGAACTTGAAGAAGGAATTCAACGAATTCGTATGGGGGGCCGTCGACGAAATGACCCTTAAGCAGGTTCTTGAAGCGAAGAAGCTCCAGGAAGAAACCCTCACAGGCTACATCGACCGTGGCGTGCTTTCCGAAAGGGAAGTCCGCGAAAACGTTTTCGAGAACGGGCATAGCTGGGAAGTGAGCGTGAAGAAAGGTTCTGATCTCCCGGCACCGAGAAACGCCAGCATCTAATAGGAGGAAGGAATGAACGACATCGTACGCTTTGCACACAATGTGGAATACACGACCGGCAAGAAGCGCGGTCGCCATCCCGTTTTCAATTCAAGGATGTTCTACCCGTACAAGGCAGAAATGCGCTTGCAGGGCGAACTGAAAAAAGAGCTTGAGGAATTCATTGCACAGGCGTTCGGTGCCGCGATTGTCGGCGAGACCTTCACGGAGGACTCGCTGGAAGACCTTTCTAACTTGTCCGACGGGCTATCTGAAAACATGCAACGCGAAATCAACTACGCGGCAAACTCCATCGCGAATAAGGTTTCAAGCAGCATAGCCAACATGACGGAAATGACGGTCGGAAGGCCGTACTATCCGCCGAAGGCAAAGGAAAGCATCATCGGGAACTGGGAGTCGAATTTCTCGATGCTCTGCAAGTCGGCGAAATCCGACGCCAAGAAGGAAATCTCCGCGCTTGTTCAGCAGGCGAAGAACGAGGGATGGAATCGCAAGCAGCTAGAGAAGGCTATCAAGGAACAGCTGCCAAGCAAGTATAGGTTCCGTGCGGAGAATATTGCACGGACCGAGACCGGCAAGCTGAATACCGCGATTACGCTCTCGACCTACAAGGAAATCGGCGTTGAATACTACGTTTGGATGGCGACGATGGACGAGCGAGTTCGCCCTGATCACGCCATGATGAACGGCCTGATATGTTCGGCAACCGACCCCGAAGTATGGTACGAAGAGAATCCCGAAGACCCGCTGCACCCGATCGAGCACCGGCGTGACGATACGATGGTGCACCTGCACCCCGGCGAAGATTTCCAGTGCCGCTGCACAATGGTGATGTGGGACCCGGAAATCGACGGGAAGTACGAGGTCAAGGAGCGCCCGGAAGAGGAAGAACCCGAGGAGAAGCCCGAGGAAGAGCCGGAGAACCCCGAACTGGAACAGGCTAGGGAGCGACTAGCCGAGCAGGAAAAGGAGCTCGAGAGCGCAGAGAAGGGCCGAGAGAGGGCCGAGAAGGAGCTGGAACGGGAGAAAACGGCGAGGAAATCGGCGGAAAAGGCCAAAAGGGAGGCTGAGAAGGCTCAAAAGGAGGCCGAGGGGGCACGGAAGGAGGCGGAGCGCAGGGCTGCCGAGGAGGAGCGCAGGAAGCGCATTCTACAGGCGGCGAACGAACGGCACTTGGGGAGGACCAGGCCGGAAGCGGAAGGAATACAGTACCGTTGGGACCTACGGAAGGACGAAAGGAGCTACGACGTCGCCCACCGCGAGTTCTTCAGGCAGGCAGAGAAGGAGCTTGGCGTAAAAAGGGGTATCTCGAAGAGCCATGTCGACGCGAACTCCGGAATGGAAAACCCGAAATACTCGCTCGGTACGCCCGAGTACCAGAGCAACTGTCAGACCTGTGTCCCCGTCTACCTTTTAAGGAGGTGGGGCTTCGACGTCGAGGCGTTGAGCTGGTCTACCTACCAGCGACTCAACTTAATCTGGACCAAAAGGTTTTTGAACGGGGACGGAACCGCTATAGACTTGAGTCGGGCATGGTCTACCGCCTACGACCCGAACATAACGAACAGCGGCTTGAGGAAGTTCTTCGACCAGGCAACGAAGAAAAATGGTATATACGAGGTCTATTGCGCTTGGAAGAACGGTGGAGCGCACGTGTTCTGCGCCATCAGGGAGAACGGAGTCCTCATCCTGCACGACCCGCAATCCGGCCTGGGAGTCAATCCGGAGGAATACTTTCCGAACATGCGCCCGACAAAGGTGTACGCCGAAAGGATAGACGACAAGATTGTCAACTTGAAAATGTTAGGAGCCCTTAAGGTCCAGTAAGCCGAATATGAGTTTCGGATCGCTGACGTGCAAGAAGGTTCCTTCCTTGATCCCATATAGCAAGGGCAGCCCTGTCGGCTCCGGAGTCTCTCCGTAGTCCTGCTTGTGGAAAAAACGGAAAACGAATCCGAAGAGTCTGTCGTAGGTGATGTATTCAACCTCGGACCCGGATTCCTTCGCCTTCTTTTTTGCTAGGCTTGTCGCCTGTTCGATTGTGAGCATGATTCCCTTCCTCCAAGATGAAGCCTGGAGCGCAGCGTTCCCGGCATACAAGTTAAATAAATCTCCCTTTAAAGTCAAGTAAAAAATGCGGCGGCCCTTCCGAGAGTGGGAGATGATAAGAACCCAGGGAAGGAACGCCGCTGCTATACGCTAAACGGCGACGGCGCGGGCGAACACCTGGTCAAATTCGGGGTGGTGGGTCTTTGACATACCGCCTTCGAAAAGGATATCCTGCACGGTAGCGAGAGCCGTTTCGGCCTGGCGAGCGATACCGCCCATGATAAGGGATCGTTCGTAGGCGGCGGTCTTCTTAACGCCGTGCTGGTGCGCGCCCTGGATTGCGTTGTACAGGTTCCATCCGGTAAGCACTTCGAGGCGACCGTCATCTGCCTTGCGGAAGGTCTGGATAACGTTGATAACGGCGCGTTCCCAGTGGTTGCGTGTGCGTTCCGTGATCTCTTCGCCTTCCTTCTTGGCGGGGAAGGGGAGCATTCGGGCCATGGCTTCCTTCGCTTCTTCCATGGTGATACGGCGGTCGGCGAGGCGGTTGTATGCAATTTCGGAAGAGTGGAAAACGCCTTCGGCGAGGTGGAGCGCCTGCGCGACCTCGCGGAGTCGGCCCTGCCCCTTTGCATCGTGGCGGATAGAAATAATTCGGTTGTTCCGGGCCGCGTCGTTGATGGCCTTGGAAATCTGGTTTTCGCAGAAGAATCGGAACGGGGTGACTAGAATCTGCATGCTGCGCGAGCCGTCATGGCTATTCACGACGGAGAGGTAGCGGCCTACCTTGTCGCCAGTAGCACCGATATCCATAGAGTTGCCGAGGCTCACCTGCGCGTAGACGCCGGCACCGTTTCCCCAGCTTCCGATGTTCTTGAAATCGATGTCGGCGATATCGGCCATCTCGCCTATCACACTGAAAGCGTCCTCGTTTTGTACCGGAATATACTGGTCGCTGAAACTGCGTCCGTGGATGACGGCCTCGGCACCGCTCTTATCGGAGCGAACCGGGGTGAACATTCCGGTGGGGACGTAAACGCCGTCGACGAGGGCGAACGTTTCCGCCATCTCGGCCTTGAAATTGAGGCTCTTGGAAGCGAGCGCGGCGTTGACTTTTTCGGTGATATTGGTATTCATGGTTTCATCTCCTTGATGATGTTTCTGTTTGTTTTGTTTCGTGACCTGCCGGGGCGCGGATCCTGGCGAGCGCTTTAGGCCTTTCCCGCGTTGATGATGTCGTTCAGGTGGCTGAGCCTAATTAAGGCGGCTTTGGCGTCCTTCCTGATCGAAATTTCATACGTGCGGGATAGGAGGTAGTTTTTGATGGCACAAAGGGCCATATCAAGGTCATGGTCATTTTCAAGATTCAGCGTCATATTTCACCTCTTTCTTTTGTTTCCGGGCTGATTCCCTTCAACAGCCTTAAATATACCTAAACTTTTTATTAAAATCAATAGGTAAACAATAGATTTATTTAATTTCCACTAAAAACTTCCGTTTGCACACAAATTACGGAAATTGGTTTAAAATTTTTTACAAAAAAAAAGAACGCGCCCCCGATGGAAAGCGCGTTTTTGCCCTTTTTGGCGTAATTTAGCCGTTTGTTTAAATATCCGGAATCGCGTCGACTGCCTTCTTCCTGCCCTCGTCCAGCACCTTGGCGTATATCTGCGTGGTCGTGATCTTGGTATGGCCTAGTAGTTTACTGACGGTAAAAAGGTCTGCTCCGTTGCCGAGTGCCAGCGTGGCGAAAGTGTGTCGGGCGACGTGGAAGGATATTCGCTTCTTTACCCCGGCGGCCTCCGCCCATTCCCTTATCTTCCTGTTGTGCCATTCCTCGCAGGTGGGGAAGTCCGCGAACACCTTGTCCGAATCGTTCTCGCGAAGGAACTTCTGTGCATTCTTGCCGACGGGGACCTGGACGAACTCGCCGGTCTTGTGCTGCCGTAAGAAAATTACGCCGTTGCGTATGTCGGACCACTTCAGGTTGCGCACGTCGGAGAGGCGCAGGCCGGTGAAGCACGAGAAAAGGAACGGGTAAGAAATCCTCGGTTCGCATGGTGTCGCGAGTAGCTGCCTCAGTTCCTCCATTGTCAGGTAGCACCTCTCTCCGGCGACCTTGGATGGCACGAGCCCGGAAAAGTCCGGGATTGTAGTTATTATACCGTCCAGCTTTGCCTTGTGCAGGATCGTCTTGAGGACGTTAGTCTTGGTAAGTATCGTGTTAGATGCGTAGTTCTTGACATTTCTCATCCAGTCTACAAGTTCCGTGTAATACGCCCTGTTGATGTCTACTAGGCGCGTGAACTTTCGGAATTCCTTGATGTTCGCTATTAGTTCGTATCGGGCGTGTTTCGTACCTTCAGTGCGGCACGATTCCGATTCCTTGATGGCGTAGTCCACGAAAAGTACGTTCGGGTCGGAGTGCCGGACGCTCACGCCTAGTTCGGCTTCTTCCAGTTCGCGAGACTTCTTCCGTGCGAACTCTTCCGCCATTGCCAGGATGTTCGAATTTTCTATCTTTTGGCGAGCCGTCTTTCCTTTAGAAAGGTAAAGGTTCAGCGGCTCCCTGATTCGCTTTCCGTTGATTCTGTAATTGATGAACAGCGACTCCGAACCGTCCGACAGCTTACGCCGGAAGACGGTTACGCGCTTTCGCGAGACCGGGACCATAGAGACTACTCCTTCGTCTTGTAATTGCAAGTGACCAAGACGAGACCAAAGTTACATAATAATGCGCAACCAAGCGTTAAAGGGTAGTCCTTCGGTCCTGGTTTTTGAACGCTCTTTATACAGTTTGTTACGTTTTGACACATTTTGTCACGTACTCGAAGCGAAGAGTCCCTTTGGCACTATAAGAAACAGGAAAACGGCTGCAACCCGCATAAATAAAGGGATTGTAGCCGTTCCTGTTTTCCGAGGAATATGCCTCGCGTGACCAAAACGTGACCAATATTAAATTTTCTTTGATTTCTGTGCCCGTTTCGTTACGGATAGTGTCTTGTAAATCTGGTCACGCATGATTTGGGCTACGAAAAATCCCGCCGGTTGGCGGGGTTTCTGTTTTTTCATTTAAATCCTACAATCCCTTCTCTTGGAGGCTCGTAATGTAGCGCTTTTTGTAATCTTCTTTTTCTTGCGTTCAGTTTGTTTGGGTGTTTTTTGTAGAATCTTAAACTAAATCGTTGTTTGTTCTTTACTGCGCACATCGCTTCGTAGGCTACAATTTCTTTTAGTTGTTTTTTTATATCGTTCATCTAATTTCCTCCAGCTTCCTGCCGCAAAACGGGCAGTATTTGATTTTGAACTTTCCCAAGGCCGTAAATCCGTCTGGATCGGCGAGACCAAAACAGAACTTGTTTTCATCACGTTCAAAAAAAGTGGCGTATTTGTAGTCGTCGCTATAAAATCCCCCTCTTGCGGTTACTCCTTGGCAATACAGACATTTTACCTGATCTTCTATCAGGCTTGGATTCGGTTTTGATATTTCAAGGTTGCCGTCGAATTCCGAGAGTTCTTTTCCGTCAAATGAAATTTTAACGCCTTTAATGTTAATTCCGGTCATGATTTTTCCCCTCCTACGTGTCTATCGCAATGCGGAACGTGTGAAGGTTGCCGTCGTTGCCGTGCAGGTTTTTCACCATGATGATTTGGTGGACTGCGGATATATGCGTCCACGTGCGTTCGCCCTGTGGCAAGTCGTAGTAGCCCGTGTTTCCGATGCGTTCCTTGAATTCAGCCTCGTCGACCGTCATGCTGTCAATAGTGTATAGTATAGCCATATAGTCCTCTAGTCGTCCCAATGCTTGAAAATTCCTAGAGTGTCGCCGTCGTCTTCTTCGGCTTTCCGCTTCCAGTAGTCGCGGTCTTCTTCAAGCCGTTTTACTTTTTTCTCCAGGTCCTTGATTTGCTCATCTTTGCTTCGAGGGTCAAAGATGCCAAATTCTCCCGCATGCTTAAGCGCAAACAATCTTGCATCTTGCTTTTCGTCGAACTTGAACATCTTGATGTCGCACGAGGCCTTACTTATACCGTTCTCATTCTTGAGCGTCTGGTAGAAAACGAACACGACCGGGAATCCGTTAGTCTCTCCAAATTCGGTCAGCCGCTTGTTCAGGTCGCTGTCGATTCGCTCCGAAAGGATGTCGAGCATGGATTTTGTAGGCTTGAAGATGTCGGGTTCTCGCGGGATTTCGATGCGCTGTTTTTCTTTCGGTTTATGGTTCAAAATTGCATCGTTGGCGCGAATAAGTCCGTTCATAACGGATAAAGCGAAGGCGTCTCGCTCGTCGTCGTGATGGTAAAATTTCTTTACTTCATCGATTATGTTATCGAATAAGCTCATTTTCTTGTTCCCTTTTCTTGAATATACAACTTTACCAGGTGACCGTCAAGGTCAGCACCCCGGCGGCAATCCAATACACGAAGTGTCGGATGTCGCCGTGAATCAGGTATGGAATAGAGGCGCAGAAGTCCAGGCAGATGAGAATGGTGGGGAAGATTCGCGGGTCGATGTGTTTCATTTAGCCCCCATTTTCAAACCAATTAATAATCCTGTGCAGAACGTTTCTAGTGCGCCTGCCGCAATTTCAATTCTTTTATTCCGTTCTTCAAGTTTTTCGTCTACACGATATTCAAGTGCGTTACGGATTAGTCGAATCCGTTGTTCAAGTTCCATTTCAAGGTTGATGGATGGCTCCGGAGTCGGGAAGCCGAAATCTGGCGGTTCAATCATTTTCCCACCTCCCCGTCAAGCAGCCGGACGATGACCGCTTCGAGCGACATCTTCTTGTGGTCCTGCGATTCCATCTCCATTTCCACGCGCCTCTTGTGCAGGCGTTCCAGGGTGGCGTCCGTGACGACCACAGACTTATATTTGCGTTCAGCCATTATTTTGCCTCCATCATCTTTTTGAAACACGGGGCGCAGATATCCACTTCCTTTACAATCCTGCCCACGTTTTTAACGTTTTCAATCTTGGTAACGGTGAGGTGGTAGACTTCGCCCTCGTCGCTCCTGTTTTTCAGGCACATGTCGCATACGTAGGTCATCATCGTTGCGCCTCCTTGTTCGCCCATTCAATGAAATTGTCTCCGCAACCTTTCCAGTAGTCTACCGTGCAGGTTTCTTTTGCCGGACATTTCTTGCAGTCGATAGCCCCAAGGAACCGAAATTCATCATCGTCAACATCCTCGCCGTTGTCAATGATCAGGTCCTCCAGCTTAATGTTCTGTTTCCAATTTTCGAAGTTTGTCATGCGGTCTCCTTTCTGTGCCTGTTTTTCTTTTTCTTGCTGTCGATGTACTCCGCCTTCCAGGCGTCGAAGGCTACCGTGGCGGCCTTGTCTTCCTCGGTAAGGAGTTCCGTACCGAGTTCGACATAATCGGGGTCCCAGCAGCAGCCCTGCGTTTCGTGGTATGACTTGTTGATGTTGCTTACGAGACCCTTGATCGTGGTAATCTGGTCCGCCGTCTTTATACGGTGATTCCAGCTGCTTGCGCATTCAAGCGTGTAGGAAAAATCGTCGCGGAGCTGTTCGATGGTGCCGACCCAGAGGGTGCGGCGACCGCGGTGTTGCTTCACGAGCGCTACGATTTTGACTTTCGCCTGTTTCATCTTATCATCTCCTTGATTTCCGTCCGGGCTTCATCGCCCCGACACTCTAAATATACCTAAACTTTCTATAAAAAACAATAGGAATAAAACTGGTTTATTCCACTTTTCCAAAAAGCTTCCGTTTGCACACAAATTTGTTAATTATGTTTATAAATTTTTACAATTAAACAGCTCTAAAATTGGCGTTTTTGGCCTAAAATCGGCAATTACATCCATGTTAGGGAAAAATTCAGTACCGCTGCCGAAATCCAGTACACCGTCATCTTCGCGTCGCCTTCGAGAGCGTAGGGAATCGCCGATATCAGGTTTAAAACGATAAGAACCGTGGGAAAAAATTTCTTCATCCTGCCTTCTTTATTTCGGGGATTTCCAGCCCGTGTTTCTTCCTGTACAGGTAAGTTCCGTATTTCATTCCGTGTTCGGCCTCAAATTTAGCCCTGAACTTCACGACATACCCGTAAACGTCTTCAGGGTGGGACTTCTGCCAGTTGCAGCACTTTTTATGGTTTGCCGCTTTTCCCTTCTCCGTCTTGGAGTATCTGCGCGAAGCAGCTTTCTCCGATTCTGTACACCTGCTTTTCCCGGCTTTCGGAATATTGGCCGGTTCGACCAGCCGACGACGGGCTTCAGCGTAAATGTCTGTTTTTACTTCCATTCCCTTATTCCTAAAAATTTATAGGATTCACCCTTCTTGACTCCATGTACCTGTCAAGGTCCTCACGCAGGAACTTGGTGAACTTCCCGTCCTTGATGTGCGGAATCTCCCTTGCGCGTACTCGGTCCGCGAGAGAGCGCTCCGTTGTCTTGAGGTAGTCTACCGCCTGTTCGAAAGAGAGATACCGCTGCTCCGGGTGCATCATCACGTGCATGGCCTGTATGATGTCGTTGCGCATCTGCTCGATGTCATTACGCGTTACGAGTTCGTCAGGTGTCATTGTGTTTTCCCTCCGTTTCTTGCTTGTGTTCGATTCCCATGAAAATGTTCAGGTTCCTGTGCGCCCGTATTTCGAGCATCGTCCCGCACCATAGCGCGATGAACAGCGCGCGGTCTTCTCCGTAGAACAGGAACGCCGTCGTGAAGTAAATCGCTAGTGCCAGGTATATGTATGTGAACAGCCTGTCGATCATTTCGTTTTCCTCTTCTTCGACTTGTCCTTGTTGCAGAACCACTCCTGTTCCTCCGCCCACCAGCCCTTCGGTAGCTGTTGGAGCAGCAGCGAGGCTTCCTTGCGGTCCTTTTCGGTGAGTTCGCGTCGGTCGCTAGGACCCATATAGTAGTAGTCCATTTTTAGGTGTACCGCCTCGCAGATTTTAAACTGGTGCTTGGTTAGGTTAATCATCGTTTAGCTCCAATCTTTATAAGCAATCCAAAAAACAGACCTAGAAGAAAAAAGATCATACCGCAGAATAAATAGTCAATCATTTATCGGCCTCCTTCCAAGAACCATAATGAACGGTTCGGCACATCGTCACCGAGTCTACTTGCTTGCATTCTTTCCCATCTTCGTAAAAGCAAAAATGGAGTAGAAAGCAAGCAATGAACCCAATCCAATATCCAATCGTGAGTTTCATTTCCTTCTTCTCCTTATCTGGTAATAACAACCGCCAAACGATATGCCAAAGGAACAAGCATAATCACAACATTCTTCCGTGCGGCAACTCCTGCATCGAAATTCGCTGAATCTGTAACCAAGGACTTCGCATCCCTTCACAATCGGTTCTTCGCATACGTGGCACTTACGCATTCGCTTGTGAGCGTTCCTGATGTGGTTGTGGCGGTGACCGCCTTTCATGTTCGGGCGGTAATGCTCGACACATTCGCTGTACTCGAAATCTGTTAAAGCATGATGTACTTTATTCGTGACGTAGCAGCCGTTGCCTTCATATTTTACTTTCGATGTGTGCCAGCTAAACTTTCTCATAGGCTCGTTTCCTTTTGGAAAGGTGCCAACCTGTAATCCATTACCTTGTCTTCGAGGAAATGCGCTATGGCGTAGATTCTATTGTCTTTAAGAATCGCACGGACGGGGGAACCCTTGAGCTTGTTCCAATGATTCACACCAGCAACTTCCATAATTCTGAAAATAGCGGTCATACCCTTTTCCCACCCTTCCAGCTTGAAGTCGCCTTTTGTTACATGAGCGAACGAATATCCTCCAAACACTACACCGCCACATGGAAGTTTAAGCTGTATGTTTACTGTAGGGTATTCTTCGGTAGTGATGTCGGCGTTTTCAATCAACGCGTTTTTGATTTCGTATCCGTTCTGGATATACATTTCTATAGGATTCATTTCCCTTTTCTCCCGTTGCGCTTGATGCGCTGTTGCTTGGTGTGGTTTAGGCTACGTGCGTAGTCCATGGGCGAGTACGATACATCGAGCGCGTATCCCAGGCTTTTGCTCGCTGCTGCCATTGCCATCTGTAATGCCGCTGCATGCTTGCTCATACATCCACCTCCGTGTAGCACCAGCTCTGCGGCGGGCGTTCAAGGCCGAAATCTGTAAGCTGTTTAGTGGTGTCAAACTTGCGGACTTTGTAGAATTTCCAGCCGAAAATCTCTTTATTCTTGCCAGCGTATTTCTTCAAATCTTCAAGAGGGACACATCCTCTGTCAATTAGGACTTGTGCTCCGTCTCTAAGTTTTTCATCTTTTGTGATGCCGAAAATCATTGAAAAGTAATGATCGTACATAAAGCAACCAGTAATCCTTTTCACCGGAGCGGTTTCGTAAAGAAAAACCTTTTCTATAAAGTCGGCGTTTGGAGTGTTCTTTCTCCATTCCAAGGTCTTCTTTCCTTCGTAAATCAGCTTTGCCCACTTGGGGTGTATGGATAGTATTACGTTCATTTGTCCTCCTTCGGAGCCTGCGTCAGCGGCTTCCAATACTTGACCTCATCGCAATGTCTGTCGCCGCAGAAAGGGTCGTTATTCCAGTAGCCTCGCCATTCGCTAATTTCACGGTGAAAAAAGCCGTTTGATACAATGAAGTCCATACCCTCCATTTCTTCGGTCGGCTTTTCGTCTGGGAACTTTCTCCAGCGGCGTTCTTCTTCAAGCTCTGCGATTCAGACCTTCATCCTTTCGTTCTCGGCCCTCGTCTGCTCTATCTCCTCCCAGTGCAGGCGTATTTCGTCGTTTTCGGTCACGCGCTCGCACAGGTCGTGGTTCAGCTTCTCCAGCTCGGCTATGCGCTCTTTCAGGCGCACGACTCCGTCGAGTACATCGCATGCCTGCTCCATCATCCCGTGCGTGTTGAGGTGGTGCAATTCTATTGCCATTGTGTTTTCCTTTGTTTTGATAGGTGGCTGGCGGGGCTCGAACCCGCACGTTGAGGCTTGAACTTGCTGGAGTTGCCCCGATGCAGTAGGCCAGCACCCACGCATCCGCTCTACCGTTGAGCTACAGCCACTAAATAGTGTTTTCCTTTATCATTCCGACCGTGTAGTGCGCCCCGTCCGGGTCGTCCCAGTCCTCGTTCAACGATTCTGCATAATCTCTAGCCTGCAAGAGGTCTGCGGTCTTGTAGACTACCTTCTTGTCGCCGTTCATAAAATTCTTGATTACTGCGTACATCACTTCGCCTCCCATACTTTCTCGGTTCCGTCCTTCTTGGTGAGGACGAATGCCGCCTTTAGATTTCGGAGCGTGTATTCTCCGATAATCTTTGTCTTGCCGTCAACTTGGATCGTGTAGTGATACCATTGGCAATAGCAGGCTTGGTAAAAGTCGCTAGGGCCGAGGTTCCATTCTGTCATGACCTCTTGTGCAAATTCACGATGTGTCATTTTGCTTTCTCCTTTAATTTCTCGGCAATCTTGAGCCAACTCTTACGCCATTTATTGTAAAATCCTTTTGCTAATTTGTTGAAATCATCGTCTGTAATGTCTTGATTTTCGATTAACTCAATTCGCTCTTGTTCCAACCTGCACAGCTCAGCCATCGCCAAGCACCGCTTGTATTTTTGATGTTTTATGATGGTGTCAAGTTCTTTGTACACGGAATTAGATTCTGCTATTTGACGGGCGGCTTGCTCTATGCACATCCTTACTTCTCCGGCAAGGTAATACTCGCAACCGTTTTTCATTATTCGGGGCTTGAGTAATTCTATAGGTTGTATAGGCTTGTATGCTTTCAGTTCCAACACTTCATCTCCCCGTACTTTTCTGCCATCGCTCGGCACTTGCGTTCAACGTTTTCCCAAGCCTTCTCGTTAGTCTTGTATCTAACGAAAACTCTGTGATGTGCCCAGTTCGCACACGCCTTGTACAGCGCACGTTTCAGCCTGCGCTCACGCATACCAGCATCAACACTCTCTGCGTATGCAGTTGCCTTCGCATCCTCAAGTTTCTGCTTGAGTTCCGCGATGGCCTCGTCAACCTCCGTGGCCAGGCATACGCCTATGACCTTGCCGTCAACGCGGATCATCTTGTAGTTAAGTTTATCGCACTTCATTTGTATTCCTCCGCTTTAGCCATTAGCATCAAGTAAACGTTGTCCCATTTAGCACACATTTCAACATTATTTTTAAAGTGATATTCAAATGCTTTGTCTCTTGCTCTCAAAGCCCTAGCAAGCCACAGCGCCCTCTTAAGCCGGCGCTCGTTGGATTCCAGCTCCTCAATCTTGGCGTTCATCTTTGCGATGTGTACGGTGTGTGTCACATCCATATCCTTGTACTGTTCTTTCAGCTCCGCGTTTTCCTTCTCTAGCTCCGCGATTCTGGCCTTGAGTGCGGCCACATCGTCGGGGCTCTGCGCGTGCAGCATTTCGGTGTTAATCGGCATTAGATTCCTCCAAAAAGTTCTAATTGTTCAGTTTTATTGTTCATCACCTTCTTTAGCATATCCTCAAGTCCATGCCTCTTCATAATTGTTTCATAGAGTTTAGGGTGGTTGCGCCTTGCATATTCAATGTTACTCGAATCCTTGTGCGCGATAGGTACGGGACAAAACATACACCCAGTTCTTTTCAGTCCGGCATCGGAGTACATCGGGGACAGCCTTATTCCGTTTTCTTGCACGTAACGCAGCACATCGGATTCTACCCATAATGAAAGCGGCGTGGACTTGTGGCGCTCACCTACAAAAGAATTGCACCCGCTTTTCATCCATCCAACAGCACGTCTAAATGATTCCTCCGCACGTGTACCAATAAACGGGCTTTTGCCATTTTGCTTTTCGTAATTACGCATCGGGATTTCTTTCATCAGCTTGCAGCAATTGGGTGAAATTTTCACGCCACATTCCAGTAGGTATGCCCAGCGCTTGAAACGTGCCTTGTAGCGGTTTTCTTTACCTTTAAGGTCGAGTCCCTTGAATCCGTTAATAGCATAATTGCATCCATTTTCCGCATCCTTTACATACATGGCAACTTCTTTGCTGGGGAACACAATGCCGTCTTCCTTTATGATTTTCGGGAAATGCTTGATGGGGTAGACTTCGGTTACGTTTTCAAACGTGCGGACAAATTTAACCTGCTCTGGAAATTCAATTCCGGTATTGGCAAAGACGGCGGGAACATTCGGATAGATAGAGCGTACCAGGTGGAGCAAGACAAGCGAATCCTTCCCGCCGCTAAAGCTGATATAAACGCCGTTTTCGCCTTCATGTTCGACGAACTCGCGGATAACATCAATGGCATGAGACACCTTCCATTCATATGGCATCTTTTTTTGCAGCCTTCGGAGTTCTTCGGCGGGTTCTTTCTTGAGGTCTTTGATAATCTGTTCGTCAGTCATAAGCAATTAGTTTTAATTTCCGTATATCCTTGTGAATAGTGCCACGGCGGGACTCGAACCCGCGACCTTCGCTCGATTTAGGGGACTTGTCTCCGATACTCTCTTTGCGCCCGGTCACCTGCAACGCACTAACCTTCTGTGCTACGTGGCGGTTGTTTTTAGGTTTCGTCTACAAGTTTCTTGATCTGGTCGCCAAGCATATTCTTGTACACTTCAAGCTGCTGAATCTGCATCTCTGTGAAAGAAACGTCAGCGCCGTTCTGCTTGTCGGATTCAACCTTTTTCCTATACGTCTGAATCTTGTCATAGGTTATGTCGCGTTCCAAGGCTAGCTTGCAGATTCGTTCGCTGGGAGTGTCGACGTGGTTGCGCTTCGCTTCGAGAATGTCCTTGAGGAAGTCGGGGAAAAAGGGTTCTTTCTTTTCGTTGTTGTTATCCATTGTTGTGTTCCTTTTTGGTTAGTGGTTTGTTGGTTGTTTATTTGTTGTATGGTCAAAGCTGGATTCGAACCAGCACGCCCGTTTGCGCGCGCGGGCAGGGACTTGCAGTCCCCTGCGTCTAACCGTTGCTTGCTAGGCTTCCGCCATTTGACCTCTGTTTCATTTTTTCCTTTTAATTTCGTGTGGTGTAAATTCTTTGCAGTTGTGGCAATAATGCCTCGCAGGGCTTTGAACTAGGATCGGCCAATCTCCGTATTTTTCCTCGTTTCCGCAGCGCGTACATTTTAGAGTTACTTTCGGGGCCATCTTTTCGTAAAGCGCGCAATACCGATGATTCTTTTTGTCGTAGGTGCTCCAATATTCTTTAAATGAACAGGCTATTGAATCCCCGTCAGGATGTAGGCCCCTGAAGAATTCGCAAGTCTGGCAGTCTTTTCGTTCCCGGCTCATTCCTTGCCTCCGTTGATTTCGTTCTGCACGAATTCCATCATCCTCAAGATCACGGCGCCGCACTGCGCGAGCTCATTGACGGCGTCCTCTTTATGCCCTAGCTGGTAGGCGTTCATGGCCTCGGCAAACTCTTCCAGGAAGATGTTCTCGCCGTAGTACGGCGGTGCGTACTCGTCGTTGCGGCTTTTCATGAGCGATTCAAGGCGGTTCCAGTCCGTCTGTTTGTCGGCAAGCATGTCGCAGAATTTCGGGTGCTTTGTTACGGCGCGGGAAAACTCGCGCTCAATCATGTTGCGGAGTTCAATAAATTCTTTACTCGTCATACGTACCTCGCTATGTACATCACGATCCCTATAACAAACGCAAACACAGTCAGCACAGCCGCCACCATGAACGCGATGCCTGCCGCCCAGATGAAAAGGTTCTCGAGTTTCTTCAGCATGTATTCCACCCGGCTGTTTTAGACACTCTTTTGTTCGGAGGACGTCCTGTTGACGTTCCAAGCCTTTCGAGCTGCGCGCTTGAAACCTTCATTGAAGTACGCAAAGAATCCGCCCTTCGTGTCCTCGTATGACGAAAAGCCTGCGATGAACCGTCTCTTGTCATAAGGATCGGTGATTCCGTACTTCATGGCCTCGTCATTTTCAGATTCTATACACCTGATACGGTTTTGGCCTTTTTCGAGTGCGATAATTACCCGCATCTGAATGGATTTCTTGATATTCATTTTTCGTTTCTCCAGTAATAAAGTCTACAGCCTCTAGCACGCGGAATGCGTGGTATAAAAATGGGAAGGTCTAGAGGCTGTCCGGCAGGGTGTAATTCATTGCTCACGTTAGAAGAAGTTGTTTCGTGTTGATGATTGTCCTGCCGTATGCTTCTGCCCACTCGGTTACAGAAGCGGTTCAATTGTTGCCCTCCGGGCGCGGTCGCATGTTTACGGGACAGACCGACGAAGAAAGTTTGTGTTGTGGTCTTGTGTCATGCGCCCATCGGGCTAGCGGAAGATGCAGGACTCGAACCTGCAAGCGGTTTCCCGCGTCTGGTTAGCAACCAGATTCCTTACCAGTTAGGCTAATCTTCCAGGTTGCCACACTTTCCCTTGGCGGTAGTGGCCACCGCTTGCCGGAGACACGGCTAAAACGGGAGGTCGTCCTCGAAGCCGGATGCGTCGCCCTGCGCGGGTTGCTGCGCCTGCTGCGACTGGTCGTAATTCTGCGAATAGTCGTATGACGGGGAGCCCGACTGCCCCGATGTTGCGCCGCCGCGAGACGAAAGCAGCTGGAACGTAGAGAGGTTGACTTCTGTGCTGTAGCGCTTCTGTCCGGTGGTCTGGTCGGTCCAGCTACGGTTCGTGAGTTCGCCTTCGACATAGAGCGTCATACCCTTGTGGATTCCGAGCTGTTCGAAAATGTCCGCCGTCTTTCCCCAGCCCACGATGTTGTGCCAGTCAGTCTGTTCCTTCTGTTCACCGTTGTTGTCGCGGTAGCGACGGCTTGTTGCCAGTGAGAACGAAACACGCTTCCGGCCTGTTGCGCTTGCGCTAATGACGGGGTCCTTCCCGAGGTTTCCGATGAGCATCACTTTATTCAGATAAGCCATGTTCTATTTTTCCTTGAGTATTAGGGTCTGCTGTTTACTTTTGTCCGCCTTGGTCGGCACCACGTGGGAGCGATGCCCCGGGTACCCATGCCGCGCCGCCCATTGCTCCAGGGCGTACACGCGCCTGTAGGTTTCGGAACGTAGGCCGAAAATCTTTCCTACTATCGACGCGACGGGGTACTTGAGGGGGAGTTTCATTATTACTTGACCGTGAGGGTGCGTTCCTTCGGCTTGATGACGATGCCGTCGTGGAAGAGCTCCAGCATCTTTTCGGTGGTAATGCCTGCCGCCTTCTGCATTCCTGTAACGGTCACGGCATCGAAGAGCTGCTCCTTGGTGGTGAGGCCGCTGTCGATGAGGCTCTGCGCGATGACGCGTGCCTGACCATCCTCAAAGGCGTAGGTGTAGCTCTGCTTGCTCCACTTCACGTTGGCGGGGAGTTCTTCATCCGTGCCGACATTGTAGGTGTGCTTCAGCGCTTCCTTGATGCTGGCGGCGGTCTTCTCCATCCACTTCTGGACTTCTACCAGTTCGCGGAAGCCTTCGGTCCGTGCGTTGCGATGGAGGATGAAGTCGGCGGTCATTTCTTCGTCCATCTCGATGCCTGCGTTGGCGAGTGCGAACTTGTAGGCTTCCAGGGCCTTCTCGCTCGGCACGATGTTCTTGAGTTCTTCGGGGGTTACGATCATTACTTCCTTGCTAGCCATTATACGGCCTCCTTTTTGATTTCATCTTGAATGGCCTTGAAAACATCGCGGCGCTTTTCGGGTTCCACGTCTGCGGCAGCGCCGTATCCGTAACTTGTCATGATCTCTTCGTAAATCTCGTTGTGCGTGGACTTGAGCTGCGCCATGGCCTTCACGAATTCTGCCTTCTTGTGCGGATCGTCTTCGGGCTGCTGCGGGTTTTTCGCCTGCTGCTGGGGCTCTGCGGGTACTTCCTGCAATCCCTGCTGCTGGAGCCTGTCTGCGCCGGTCATGTGTTCGGGGAGTTCGTCATTGGTGTAGGGCATCCCACCGAAGTCCATCGGGAAAGCCCTGCGGAAAGCCGTGGCGATTGCGACCTTCTCCAGCATCATGCGCGGCTTGCTTGCCCATAGCGAACGTCCAGTAGAGTATTCGCTCATCCACACGGTAGACGTGACCGGCATGGTGCGGTCCTTGCGGTAGACCTTGCAGGTGCATCCCATCTCGCCGTTAACCACCTTGAACTCGGTTTCGAATCCGTTGTAGTTGGGGTTCATCTCGGCACGCTTGAGATACACCTCGTAGCCGGTGACGATGCTCATTACGGTGCCGCCTTCCTTGTTCTTGTAGGTGGTGGCGTAGATTTCGCGCTTGAAGGGGTTCAAGCCGAACGCGGATGCAACCGCGATGAACTGGTCGCGCTGCGCGTTCGTGAGCTTGTCAGTGATCGTGTTGAGGTAGTCGTTTAGGAGCTTCGCCGTTACCTGGTTCTGCTCGTTGGTTGTTGCTATTTCATTAGCCATATAGGTGTCTCCGTTTATTGTTTATAAGTTGTTCTAAATGTTGACGCGCTATGCGCTGGCCGCCATGGCCTGCTGTGTCATGACGATGTCCAGGTCGTTCTGCGCCGATTCCATCGCGAGGCGCATGCAGTCGGTGTAGTCCCACGACCTTGATGCGGGCTTACGCCCAGCCCTGTAGAGTGCCACGAGTCGCCTGCAGCGGCGGTTGTACCTTTCGGCCATCTTGTCTGCCGTGGCCTGTAGAATCCAGATGTCTTTGATAGTAGTCATTTTCGTGTCTCCTTTTTGTTTTTTATTCCGTTGAAATTCCCATGGTCGCAGCTGTAGCAGATGAACTTTTTTCCATCGAGCCTGCACATCTTCTTCAGGCCGCACTTGCTGCATGTCGTGTACTCGTTGTATTCAGGATGCGGGGAGCTCATAGGCAGTCCTCGATGATGCCGATGATGCAGAATGCCGCCACGGTCATTACCACGATGGCGTAGGGTGCGAGCTTCTCGATCAGTTCCCTGCGGAGGCGCCTTTCGGAACACCACTTCGGCGACTTGTACTCGTTGAACTCTATGAGTTCATGTATCCCATCGGGCGCGTTGGCGTTCCTTACGAACTTGCTTGTGCTTTCCATTCCTTCTCCTTTCATAAGAGCTTGTTCTTCCTCAATAGAAGCTTTCCAACCGGGTGCAGCGGGCTTCGCGGGTTCTCGCCCCATTGCCCTCCGCAGAGTTCCTGCAGTTCCGGCATCACCTTCCGCTCGAAACTTTCGTGCAGGCCCGGGTTGCAGTAGTGTCGGCACATCCCTTCGCCGGTCATCACGTAGGCCCTGACGAACTCGTCGTAGATTCCGAGGTAGATGGCGTACATCTTGACGGTTTCGCGCACGTTGACCGCCTTCATAAGGGATTCCTGGTTCATACGGCGTTCCTTGCGGTCACGGCATCGACTACGGCGCAGTCGAACGCCCCGTCTATTGCGATGCTTTCGTTTCCTTCCCTGAACACGAGCAGCTTCCTCATTGCGGAAAGCAGGGCCTCGCCGAAGATTTTCCGGAGTTCCGTTTCGCTTACGCTGTTGTGGAGCGCAAATGCCTCGTTCTTTACTAGGATTCCCATATCGATAGTCATCTTCATGCGCCGCCTTCCTTCTTCATCCTGTTCTCGGCCCTCTTCCTGCACCATTGCGTTGCATAGGCCTTGATGCTCACTACCTTGTTCCCGTCCTTGTCCCTTCCGCCGCGTTCGGCGGTTGCGTTCCAGCATTCACCGGCATCGTCAGGGTCGAGCCCGTTGTCCACGGCCCACTGTATGAACTCTTCCTTGTTCGCGAACCGTCCGGAATTCCTTGCTGTTGTCACTGCGGCCTTTTTTGCGGCCCTTGCGGCACCGCTCTTCCTTCCGGCCTCGGCTCGTTGTTCGTGGTTCTCGGCGATCCTTTCCTTGCACCAGTGGACCATCTTGGAGCCGAACGTGTCGGTGTCCTCTGCAAGTTCCTCGAGGTCGTCCATCGACTGCTGCACGTCGCGCACTATCTGCTCCGGAGTCATCTTCCTGTAGTGCTTGATGAATTCGCGGAACAGCACCTTTGCCCAAAGTTCAGCCATTGCCGAACACCCTTATGATTGCTTCTGAAACGACTGCGGAAACGGAAGATCCAAGGCCCTTGTCCCTCCTGGCCTTGTCGACCTTCTTGGCAATTTCGTAGGCCTTCGACGAGATGCCGACGACCCTCGTTTGCGTAAATTCAGGCATATTGGTTCTCCTTTTTTTTGTTAGGATTTTAATAACGATGTTAAAAATATATAAATAAAATTAAGAAATTGTCAATAAATTTTGTAAAAAAAAATATAAAGCATTAAAATATTTTTTAAATAATTTATAGATTTCTAAATTTATGCCCGTGAAGAACGTCGAATGGAAAAAGTTCCTTGACAGGAAGGGAATCAAGCAGGCCGAAGTCTCAAGGCTTCTCGGTACGTCTCCCGCGATAGTGACTGGCTGGGTGAAGGAGAAGAACGCACCGGGCTTCTTCTACCTGCAGAAGCTTGCGCAGATTGGCATGACCGCGCAGGAAATGTTCGGCGAAGAGATTGGATCCGCAATGGTCCGCAATTCAGCCGTTTCGCCGACGGCGCTCAACCCGGATGTGTACGACACTCCGGAATTCAGGGAACGCGTGCAGAAGATTGTAGCGGAGATGGAACGTGATGCCCGTGGTAACGAAAACGAACAAACCGTTAATTTTGTTAACGGGATTGAACGGGAACGAACGAACCTGAACGAGATTGAACGAATAAGTATAAGTATAAGTATAAGTATGAGTATATTGTTATTTAAGCATTATCTTTCATTTAACCTTCTATCTCAATTTTATTTATAAAACCCTCAACTCTATCGCGCGCGAACGCGCGAAAACCAGAAAATGGAACAAGGCGAAAAGAACTGCATCGATTTCGATTCCTTCCTCAGGCGTACCGGAATGAAGTTTTCCGACCTTTCGAAGAAGGCGAACATAAGCAAGCCGATGCTTTCCGTTCTCAAGAAAAGGAATGCCGCCCCTTCATACGAGACCTTGATGAAACTGCACTCCATGGGAATGACGTCGGGGGAGATGTTCGGGTGCGCCCCAGGCTCCATGCTTACCGACGAGGACTGCGAGCGGATTGCAAGAAGAGTTGCGGAGCTTGTCGCCGGAAGGAAGTAGATGTCAAGGAAGACCAGGAGATTTTCGAGGGAATGGCTGGAGGAGGCGCTGATGCTGTCGCTTTCCTCGGTCAAGGCTGGTGAAGATGCCCTGCGCGTGGCGGAACGGTTGCGCGGCGCTCTTGAGGACTACGTCAATTCTTCAAGGCGTAGCGGAAATAGCCCTTGACGGTTTCGGATATTCTTTGCATATTTTGTGCATCCCTCCGTTGAAAATAAAAGCCTTACCGTGGAATTTCCCTAGGCGACAATCTTTCTTATCATCTCGATCGCCTCTTCCACGGTAAGGCCGTTCTTTCCAAGCAACAGCAGTACTGCGTATATCCTCGTTATCTTTTCCATGGCTGAAACATTTCCCTATTGTTTCGGTGTGGATTTTTTTTCGTTGTCTTACAAATATAATACAATTTATCATAATTTTGGTATTTTTTATGTTAATTTTTTAAAAAATTTGTATTTTAAATAAAAGTTTTTGTTATATTTACGCCATGTTCAAGGTAAAGGAATTTGTCGCTAGGCTGGGTATAACCCAGAAGGAACTCGCTAACCGAATCGGGGTCAAGCCTGAAACGGTCTATAAGTGGGCTGCGGGCACCAACAATCCCGTTTACGAGGACATCATCCTCCTCAAGCGAATGGGCGTCACTGACTACGAACTCTACGGCGAGGTTTTCCAGTCGCAGATCGATGCGTACAAGGAACAAGTCATGAACTCGGTCGATGTATTCCTCGAGAACATAGGAATTAAAACCAAGAAGGAGAAAAAATGACCGCTGAAGAAATGGAAGTGTCCTACTGCAAGGCCCGTATCACGTGCATGCGTTCTTTTGTCCGTTGGCTGCGCGAGCATGTCAAGACTGCCGAGGATGCGAAGGCGCTTGGCGTAAGTGACGAGATCAACCTTTCCCTCACTCTCGGTGCCATGAGGAAGGCCGACGAGGAAATCACGAAGGAGCTGGACAACATCATGCTCATTTCCGAAAAGGAACGGAAGGAACCGAACGACTCCAGCGAGCCGAGGGCCGCAGAAGTACAGCGATTGACGGAATAAAATTTCCTCCTTACCAGAAAACGAAAGGACGGCAGCGATGCCGCCCTTTTTTTTGTGTCTTTTCGGTTTAATGAGGTTGAATTTTTGTTCAATAATGTGGAATTACTTCCGTTTTGGGCTGAATTTTTTGTTCCTGTGGGCCTGTGGGCCCGTTTTTCGTCTCGGGGGTACACTTTTATAGGCTTTTACGAAAAAGGCCGCAGAGGGCCTTAAAACGGCCTTTTTGTCGGGTTCAGTAAAACCGGCTTCGAACCGAGTTTTTTGTTCCCCGTTTTTAAGCGAATTTAAGCGCATTTTATCGTGTTCTACAGAAAACCCCGAAAGGGGGGTCGCGGCCAGTAACTTTGGGCCGTATGAACTTCAAGGACAGAACCCTTTTTGAACCGCAGAAACTGGACCGGACGCCCGAAGGATACCTCACGGCGTTCATCCGCTGCACCTGCGCCGGGGTGTTCCGCTACGTGGGCAAGGACGGCAAGACCATCGACCGCGTACTCCGCCCCGAAAACGAGGTGGGCGACCCGGCATCCGTGGCTTCCGCCAACTCCAAGCCCGTCACCCTGAAACACCCGAACGAGATGGTCGACGTTAAAAACGTCAAGAAGTACGAAGTCGGATTTACCGGGACAGACGCCTATTTCGACGGTATCGACCTCTGGATCACCATCACGATTACCGACCCCAAGGCCATCGAGGCCATCGAGAAGAAGGAAGTGCAGGCCGTTTCCATGGGCTACGACGTCCAGGTGCTCGAAGAGAACAAGGACCCGCTGAACAACTGGCGCGGTACCGAGTACAGCTTCGTGCAGCACGGAATCCGCTACAACCACCTTGCGCTCGTCTATGCCGGTCGCGCGGGCGAATCCGTGGAAATCACGGTCGGGGACTCCATCGAAGAAATTGTCAAACCACAAACTGCCGGTAAGCACCCGGCAAAGGATACCACAATGGCAAAGAAGAACCTGCTCATTGACGGTGCCGTCTACGAATGCGACGAGGCCGTGGCCGAACGAATCGCCGGGCTTGAAAAGAAGCTCAACGACTCCGCCGTGGCCAACAAGTCCGCACTCGACGCCGTGACGGCAGAACGCGACTCCGCGAAGGCCGAACTCGAAAAGACGACCGCCGAACGCGACGCCGCACAGGCCGAGGTTAAGACCCTCAAGGAAAAACAGCTTGACGAATCCGAAATCGCAAGGCGCGTCGACGAAAAGATCGCCCTTGTCGAGAAGGCCAAGGGCTTCGGCTGCGAAGTCAAGGCCGAAGATTCCGCGCTTGACATCAAGAAGGCCGTGATCGCGAAGGCTTTCGGCGACAAGATGGACCTCAACGAAAAGACCGATGCCTACGTGGAAGCCGCTTTCGACTCCGCATGCGTGAGCCTCGGCACCGCTGGCGGCACCCCCGCTGCGGACCAGTCCCCGCTCGCCCCGCACTTCGCCGGTGTCACTGAAACTTCCTCGTATGACACCGAAGACGCCTACAAGGCTATGAAAGACAAACTGGCCGGACAGGCCGCAAAGAAGGAGGCCTAACAATGGCTGATTTTCCCGCTGAAATGAACGAAGGCAAGGGCCTCCCCGGTCTGCTCTTCCCGTTCGTACCCCATTCCATTGAGACCGGCATTCTCCAGGACAACAAGGACGAAATGGGCGGTTTCCCCGTTTATTCCGTTGTCGGCCAGACCGGCAAGGTGTATGCTGCCAAGCCCGCTTCCGCTGACGCCGTTGCCCGCGTTGTCGAAGTCACCATCGGCGGCACCGTTGCCGAAGGCGACAAGTACTCCGTGACCATCGCCGGTACCAAGTACGAAGTGACCGTCGGCAGCGGGGAAGGCGCTTCCGATGCGGCCTCCGCTCTCGCTACTGCCGTGGCAGCCAACGCAAACTACGGCGCTACAGCTTCCAGCGGCAAGGTGACCATCACCGCCTCTACTGCTGGCGCAGCCCGCAACGCCGACCAGTTCATCGTCGGCAAGGAATCTACCGCCGGTACTATCGAAAAGAACGAAAAGACCGCCGGTGCCGATGCCGTCGCAGGTGGCGTGTTCGCAGGTATCGCTTCCTACACGACCGCCGAAACGATGCACCTCGGCTACGAAAAGGGCGACCACGTGAACGTCCTCAAGAAGGGCCGCGTGTGGGTCAAGGTCGCTGGCGAAGTGCTCGCCGGTCAGGCCGCCTACATCAACAATTCCACGGGCAAGATCACCGCCAACAGCTCCAGCGCTACCGCTATCACTGGCGGCGTGTTCAAGTCCAACGCTTCCGACGGCACTCTCGCCGAACTGGAAATCGCCTAAAGGAGGTAATCACTCATGGCTTTCAACTCTAAACAGAACGCTCTGATTCTCGCCCTCTTCGGCGTGATCGCGAACGAAACCTACGGCCTCGAACGTGAGGCACTCCACGCAACCGAACTTGTGCCGATGCAGACCGGCATCGACGAATGGATTGGCTCCTGGGGCTACAAGACCGTCTCCGAAGTCGGTATGGCGAAGTTCATCGCCGACTACGCCGACGACCTGCCGCCCGTCGGTCGCTTCCTCGGCGTGAAGAGCATCGGTATCAAGACCATCGGTATTTCCTACTCCTACTCGGAAGTGGAACTGATGCAGTACCTCACTGCCGGTGTCAACGTTTCCCGCGACGACGCCTCTTCCGCCCGCCACTTCATCGACAAGAAGGTTGACGAAGTCATCCTCGTCGGCGACGAAGAACAGGGCGTGACCGGCTTCTTCAACAACGAGAACGTGACCGTGGTGGAATCCGCAGCAAACGCCGCCGGAACTTCCACCAAGATCAAGGACAAGTCCCTTGATGAAATCGTTGCCACCGTCCAGGCCATGGTCGACAAGGCATACGACATCAACAAGGGAACCATCGTCCTCGACTCCATCGTGTTCGACCACGAAGCCTTCGCGCACATCGCTACCAAGCGCGTGAGCGACAACGACGGAACCACCATCTTGAACTACCTCAAGACCGTGTTCCGCGAACAGGGCATCGTCAACTGGTCCGAAAACCGCAAGCTCGACAAGATGGGCACCGGCGAAACCGGACGCGCTATCCTCTACAAGAAGGACCCGTCCATCCTGTCCTACGTGCTCCCGATTCCGTTCCGCCAGAAGGAACCGCAGGCCCATGCATTGCACTACAAGGTGCCTTGCTACGCCCGCGTCGGTGGCACCGTCATCAAGAACCTCAAGGGCATCGTCTACTGCGACGGCATCTAGCCCTGAATGATACTCGTTTCTCCAGGAACGGGCGCGGGGGAGATCCCCGCGTAATTCCTGGGGAGGCGTGTCTTTTTAAAAACCGAAGAACACCTGGAGAAATAACGACATGAAAAAGATTTACATCAACCGCACAAAGCACGCCATCTGTTTCGGTAGCACCATGCTGCTCCCCGGCTCCAACGTTGCCGAGGAAATCGACGAGAAGAAGTTCCCGTCCATCAAGGTGCACATCGAAGCCGACAACATTGAGGTCTCGGAAGACCCCGCAAGTGCGGTACGCGATGCCAATACGCAGCAGGCCGTCGATGACCTTGCGAATATGGACCCGAAGAACGAGGCGCTGCAGAAGAATGCAGGCAAGCGCAAGGGTGTGCTTGACAAGCTCGACGAACAGGCCAAGGCTGCCGCCGCCAAGAAGGCGAAGCAGGAAGCCGAAGAGAACGGCGAATCCGAAGAAGGCGAAGGGGAATAACCTATGGCGCTCACCCCGGAAGAACGCGAAGAACTCATGACCTACCTTGACGATAGGGTAGCGAACAGCCCGCGCATTGAGGCGCTTATCAAGGGCGCGGAACTGCGCGTCGGCCGCTGCTATTTCGGAAAGGCTTTCGTCTATGCGCTCTCGCTCATGGTGCAGCACAAGGCCGCCCTGCTTGATATGGCCTCCGGCGGTGTCGCCGGTCCCGTTACGAGCAAGCGCGAGGGCGACCTTTCCGTAGGCTTCGGCACTGGCGGCTCTTCCGGCAACAACGACCTTTCCAACACCGTTTTCGGTCAGGAATACCTTGAACTCCTGGAACAGTACAGCCCGCGCCCGGGCGTGACTGGTCCCGTTTTTTGCGGAGGGCTCGACGGTGGCGACGCTGTTCAATCGTGCTTTTGAGTACCTGCGCCTTGACAGGCCAACGACGGACCTTCGCGGCAATGTCGTTCCGGGAAACCTCACTACGAAAGAGGTTCGCGGCACCGTGCAGCCGCTGAACGGCAAGGAAACCGTACCGGCAGTCGCCTTGAGCCGCAACACCGGCACCGTCAAGGTCTACTCCAGCGAGCGGCTGGATTTCCGTTCCGAAGATGGCGCTGGCCTCGGCTACGTGCGCTGCGGCGGGCACCTCTACGAACTTGTTGACGAACTCCCGAACTTGAATGGCCTTATCGATCACTGGAAATACATCGCTTGCCTGGTCCCGCAATCGCAGGTACCGGCTCAACTGAAGGCGGTATGATATGCCGGAAGGATTGCAGGAACAGAAGGTGCTCGAAGAAAGCGCGGTGGAACGCATAAAGGGTTCCATCGTCGAGTACTTCAACCTTCACCCGCTCATAGACTGCCCGTTCCATAAGGCTCCTTCCAACATCCCGGCCCCGGTCGGAAAGTATGTGGCGGTGCGCGTGGAACAGGTGGAACAGCACGGCTCCGAGATGCAGCCGCCTCCGGGACAGGGGGCGACATTCGCGTTCCAGCAGGTCGCTACAATCGCTTTCATCGAAGTGGAAGGCGACGGCGAGGCGCTGCGAATGGTGCGGAACCTTGTTCAGCGCAAGGACTTCCGTGATAAAGCCGGTGCTGAAGCCGGATTCAGCGTCTGGGACTTCTCCAGCATCGTGCCGGTAGACACATTCGACGGGGAATTCATCGTGCGGCAATGGCGCTTCACCATGCGAGTGAATTTCGCAGACGAGTTTACAGAGGACGTTCCGAGAATCGAGAGCGTCGAACCTTTAACACTAACAGGAGAATAGACAATGGCTGAAATTATCGACCAGATTGTCAAGATTAGCATCCAGGACGCCATTTCGAGCGTCACCACGGTGGATGTAAACACGGTGGCCATTGTCGGCCGCAACGGAACCTTCGCAACCCGCGTCGTCGATGTTACTCCGGCGCTGAAATCCGGTACATCCGGTGCGGAAGGTTCCAAGAAAATCACTCTCAATATCGGCAATGAATCTTTCGAAATAACGACCACCGCATCCGATGCCATTGCCGATGTCATTGACGACCTCGTGGATGCTGTCAATGACGATACGGACGGCTCCAAGATTTTTACCGCTACCGACGGAACTACAAAGCTTACCCTTACAGCGAAGGCTGTAGGCTACAACGGTGCAGAAATCACCGTGAAGAGCCTCGACGAAAACATCGTCTTCAGTTCTTCTTCCGTTGCCGAAGTCACTGCTGGCGTAGGCACCCTCGAAGCGTTCGAAACGGCATCTCCCAAGGCCGTCGCCGAACGCTGCGGCACAGATTCCGAAATCTACGCGATGGCTTCCGTTTTCTTTGGTATGGATTCGCAGCCGTCCCGCGTCGTGTGTATTCCTGTAGCACAGGGAGCTGAAAATAGCGCCCTGCTCACCGCAGTCAAAGAAGCCGCAAACAACTTCACTTTCTACCACATCGCCGTTGCAACGAACGATACCGCTTTCGCAAAAGGACTTCTTACAGACCCTGCAACAGGATGGCAGGCTTGGCTTTCCGACGCAAAGAAGGTCGCTGAAATCCAGGTTGCGGATGCAAGTGGGCTAAAGAACCACGGATGCAACCGAGTTTTTGTTGTCAAGCACAACGAGACACAGGACGGACAAAAGGACTTTATCTGTGTCGAAATTGCAGCTTCCCGTTGCGCAAGCGACTCTGCCCGAGGAACTTTTGCACACAAGAAACTGAAATTCGCGAAGCCGGATTCCTACACCGTAGACCAGTACAACGAATGGATTGATGCAGGCATCAATATCTATGTCAAGGTCTCCGGCGAGGCCCGACTGTTCATGGGCACCACCTCCGATAACGAACACTTCATCGACCAGATTATCAAGGACGATTGGATCCGCTTCAACACGCAGAGCCGCATCTACCAGCTGCTCGGCGAAGGCAACGACGGCAACGGCGTGAACTATGACGACGCCGGTATCGGTGCAGTGGCCGCCTCCGTGCTGAACGTGCTCAATGTTGCCGCCGACACGGACCACCAGTATGTAATGGCTGATTCCGCGAGCGTGGAATACAAGCCGTACAGCTACCTCGTTGCGAACTACCCGGAAGATGTGCGCAAGCGCAACCTGCCGCTTATCAAGGGACGCTATGCCCGCATGAACTCCATCCACACCGCCGTGCAGGTCGAACTGCAGGTAACTCTCTAAGGAGGAATGATTATGTCGATGTTCAGAACTTACGACCACACCAAGGTCAATATTTCGCTCAACGGCGTCGCACTGACCGACTTCAACGGCGACCCCACAATTTCCAAGGAAGGCCCTGACTTCGAGACCGTGGAAGGCTCTAACGGTGCTGTGGAACGCTCCCGCATGGTGCGCAACCTCTACACCGTGACTCTCCCGATGATGCAGACGAGCCCGCAGATCAACGCCATCGAGACGATGCGAATCGCTGACGAGAAGACCGGCGTGGGTCCGTACCCGTTCGCCATCACCGACCTCAACGGCGTGTATGTTCTCATGGGCGTTGCATGGATTCAGAGCATGGGTGACGCGGTGAAGGGCCGCCAGGCGCAGCCGCGCAACATCGTGCTCCAGGTGAAGGCAGAAGCCGCTTTCGAGGGGGCATAGTAGCTTATGACTCCTATCAATTTCAAGGTCGGCGATGAAGAATACCAGCTTCTCCCGCACACGGGCTTCGAGGCCATCAACCTGGACCGCAAGGTCCTCGGCCTCATCGGCCGCATGGCACGCAGCGGTGAGGAAATGTCCGACGACATGGGTGCATTCGCCGTTCTTGCCGATACGCTCTCCGAGCTGGGCGATTCCGAGTACAGGTGGATTGTCGGCACGACTCTCAAGAACGTGACGGTCGTTACTCCGGGCAAGAAGAACACGACGCTCAAGGATATGGACGTCATTTCGGAACATTTTGCTGGCAGGTACAACGACCTTTACGCGGTGCTTATCCAGGTATGGAAGGAGGAGAAACTGTCCCCTTTCGCGGTAGCCCCGAAGACGGAGACAGCGGAGACGAGTGGCAGCTGAACTACTCCAACCCTATTGTAGCCGCCTTTAGCGCAGAGGACGCATCGAACATCGAGGTTTTGGGAGATGTGGGCACCCTGCGTGGCGGCGCGGCGGAATATGTGCTGATATGGAGGATAGTCTCTGCGGCCCATGTTCCGCTTTCTGATATAGAGGCGGAATGGACATTCGAGCGCATGGTCAGTTTCGGGGCATACCTCGGCATGCAGCAGGACTACAAGAGCGCGTGGAGCGAGATCTACGAAAGCAAGGCGGAATCTGAAGCGAGGAGCAGGTAATGGCAGAAGAGTTTGTACAGGTAGTAAAGCTAAAGGTGGACGACAGCGAACTGCGTGCCGCCATTGAGAATATGCGTAGTGCTTTAGGTGACGGCGTAAATGTAAAGTTGACCGCCGGTCTTGAAAAGGGCCTGAAGGATGCAGGCAAGGAAGCGAACAAGACCGCCAAAGAAACAGAGAAAATTGCCAAGGGCACGAAGGACGCCAAAAAGGAGACCGACGGTCTCTCAAAATCGTTCAAGGGAATGGCAGGTGCTGTAAAGGGGCTTGTCGCGGCCTATGCGGGATTCAAGGGAATTTCCGCAATTGTTGGTTTTGGGAAGGGCAGCATAGAAGCCTTCAACGTGCAGAACCGTGCCGAACGTATGCTGGAATTCGGAATGAGGCAGAACGGAACCGCCGAAAGGGCCGATGAACTGAAACGTTACGCAAGCACGATACAGGGCCGAACAATTTACGGCGACGAGGCTATGCTCTCTGCGGCCGCCGGTTGGCAGAATAAAATACAGGACGTTGAAAACAGCAAGAGAATGATGGACCTTGTCGCCGACTTTGCCGCGAAGAGCACTGGCGGCGGAGCAGTAGACGCCGGGGCAATGAAGGGATTTTCCCAGCAGCTTATGCAGGCCTTGTCGGGAAGGGCGATAACGCTAAAGGCGCAGGGATTCGATATATCCGCAATCAACGAATTGCAGGAAATAAGGAGGAAGGGCGGAAAGGTCACCGAGGACATGGAAATTGCCGCCCTAGAAAAAGTCCTTGCTCCTATCAGGGGAATGGCGCAAGAACTCGCCAATACCGACGAGGGAAAAATCCAGCAACTGAAAAACACTATCGGAGACATGCGCGAAGAGGTGGGCCGCCAATTGATGCCGGTCGTTTCCAGGTTGGCCGAAAATATCAGGAAGAACCTGCCATCGCTGAAGAACCTTTTTGAAAGCCTTGGCAAAGTCTTTGAAAGCCTTGTAAATGCCGTGACAGAAAATATTGGGACCTTGAAGACCGTTGCCGACTGGTTCTCCGCCCTGATGCGGTTTATCGGCGACAACCTCGGAACCATAGTCGCATTCGGTGCCGGCATGAAGGTTCTCGGTGTGGCGATTCCTCTAGTGAGTGGAGGCATTGAAGGCCTTTCTATTGCACTGAAGGGCCTCGTGGTTGGCAACCCGCTCGGAGCAGCTGCGGCAGGTATTGCGGCCCTTGTCGGTGTGACTCTTGCTATCCGGGAAAAATTGGAAAAATCAAGAGAGGATAAAAGGTTCGAAGAAGCGGAAAATGCCGCTAAAAAAATGAATGAACGTGTGAATTTCAAGGCGAAAAAAGGCGCTGAAGGTTATGCACAAGAACAGGTAGATAAAGCAAGGAACGAACTCAAAGACAAGATTTTAGATTATGCAAAACTGCATGGTGGTGCCGTGCCACAAGAGTGGCTGGACGCTCTTAATTCTGATAGAGACGGAATAAAACATGATTACATATTGAAATACCGGCAGGGCAATAAGTGGACAAATGTTTACGGCGTAGGTTCAACCGGCAAGGTGATCGACCCAAAAACGGGCAAGGAGTTTGACCCGAGCGTTTACAGTTACGATCCGAACGCGCTTACGAAAAAACTCCAGCAAGACCTTAAATTGCAGGCCAAGGGCGACACCACCGTCAATAATGTGAAAGTCACCAACAACATCACGACCGATTCCGATATGACTGTAAGAATTATCAAGGACCAGCTTCGTGTATTCGCTACATCCCAGCTCAACTTCACGAGCCGCACCGCTGCGGCAAAGGCGTTCGCTGTATGATTACGCTTCCGTACCAGGGAATTGTCAACCAGGCTGTGGACTTCTACAACCGTGAGAAGGT